GCGGCGGTGTCGCCGGCGCCCTCAATCAGACTACTAGAAATATGTCTGGCTTTGGTGAAAGCGCCGGTCGTACTGTTAATCAAGTTAATAATGTCGGTAACGCAGCCAGAAATAGTGTCGGCGGCTTTAGGGCAATGAGCGGTGCAATGAGACTGGCCGCCGGCGCGGCAGGAGCCCTAGTTGGGGCATTGGGAAATGTTGCAGCTGCTAAACTTAGAGCAGAAGGTAAAGAAGACGAAGCAAAGGTAGTGGGAGCTTTGTCTTCTGCGGCATCTGGCGCTGCAATGGGATTTGCTGCGGGTGGCCCACTCGGCGCTGCCATCGGTGGTGGCCTCGGGCTCTTAACTGGATTGATGAGCTTTGAAAAAGGAACAGATAATCTTCCAAGATATGCAACTGGCATTGATTCAATCAGTTCTAATGTGGCTATAGCAAGGTACGGCAAAGCAGTAATTACCGGTGATTCTAGTGATGGAAAAGCAAAACCAGAATTAACAGTTGCACCACCAGCTAGCAGCGTTATAAATAATAAAAATCTAGAAACAATGTCTAATGTCATCAATAGCATTATAAATACAACTAACAATACAAACACTACTGCAGATTTGGCTGCAGCTGATCGTAAACAAGTCATTAATGTGACTATGACTTTAGATGGTGAGGTGCTGGCGAAACATACACGCGAAATATCGCGTGATGTGATGGAAACTTCACTCTCATTGGAAGGAAATATAGCTTAATGGCTAATATAGTAACAGATTTTCAATCTTATTATAACAAACTTGAGCGTAGAGAGCGCGGAGTTAGGACTACGGTTGGAATACAGGCATTGCATATCCCAAAGCAACCTACAATAGTGTTTGATACTATACATCTTGTGGCGCAACATAAGCTTGCTCCTAAATGGTCGGAAGAGCAAGCTTATGGAAAAATGGACCCAATGGCGACATATTCTCATACAGGACGTTCAATAAAGTTTGATTTTACTGTTTTTGCAGATAATGATGGAAGTTTAAGAAAGCTAACCAATGATGTTAATATGTTAGCTGAATTTAATTATCCATCATATGTAGCTGCAGGAGGTCGATCACCGACATTGCTGGCTCCTCCATTTTTTAGGATAAATCTGCTCGACGGAAAATATATCCCCCCAGCTGAAGGATATATTACCGATATTAGCATATCACCTGGATCATCCAAAGACATTACAACCGGTGGCGAACCAGGTGATGTTGTACGAGAAAGAATATTTCAAATTGAATTTAATTTCATCGTAATGCACGTTGTAAATCCCGGCTGGCACGGGGAAATATTTGAAGGGGCGGATCTAAATGGAGGATTTTTATATGTTACGGAAGAGATTTCCGGCGTCGAAGGTGTTGCTGCAAAATTATTTGGTAGCAAAACGGTCCAAGGTGTAAAGAAGCTTTTTAATGTTGGAGACGATCCCAATAAAAATATACAAAATGCAAAAAAAGACAAAACTAGAAAGAAGCGATCAAGCACAGATCCCACCAGTATACCATCAGGTTTAGAAACAAGGTAATGATCAATGGCTATTAGTAGATATAAAAATATAAATTTAATATTAAACGATAATTCAAGATATAGTGATATGTTTTTACGCCGAGGTATTGATCAAATAGTTCACTACTCTTTTGATAGATTCAAAGAGATAAAATTAAAAGATGTGCCTGGATTAGGCTATATTACACACATATGGACTTCTTCTGATAGATTTTTCAAACTGGCATACGAACATTATGGAGATTCTGAATATTGGTGGGTAATAGCCTATTTTAACGCTACACCTCTCGAAACTGATGTTAAAGTAGGCGATAGTTTATTGATTCCGACGCCGTTAGAGGTTCTATTATCAGCAATGGATATATAATATGGCGAAAGTAAAACCATCAGATAAGCCAGCAGCCGCAGCTGCGAACTCCGACAAGAACAACAAATCCGCTTCTGGTGTAAAAGAAGATGGTACAAATCTAATTGGCTTTAATCAACAAACATTTTTGTTGGATCTTATGGGCTACGATCCTGAAAAGCTAGGTGTGATATTTAAAGATAAAAGTGCGCCGGCGGGTTCGCCGGCGACCACCTGGAAAGGTATCGGCAAGCCCCAGATTGTAAAAGCTTCTGACGACTTCACTAACGTTACGGGCGATAATTATGCTAAATTTCAAGAATTCTTAACCGGGTTGACACCTCGCGAATATGCTCAAATAATTCCAACCTTCAAAATACAAGTTGTTGATGCTCGAACTGGTATGGTAATTGGCGACTTTCCATTAACCGAGCCATCAAATATTGCTAAAGGTAACAGTATGTCACTAAAAACTGGGCATTATTATTCTGGCAATGCAGTGGGCTTAAAAAGCCTTGATATGGAGATTGACGGACAAACTAACCCCCTAACTGGGAGAATTTATAATATCACTATACAATTGCTATTTGACTCAATTAATACGTTTTTAGGACAAATTCCGGGCACCAAACATAGCTATTCTGACGTTTTGCGCGCAGTGGGACCAGCTAGCGGCGGGCATACTAGTAATGGCAAAGCTTATTTACGATTAACGATTGCATATTCAACAAGTAATAAAGATATACAAACAAAATACAATATGCAACTAGGCTCGCCATTATATAGTTTTACTTCTTACTTGAATTTTATAAAAAGCGATTTAGAAATAGATGAAAATCTAAAAACCACAGTAAAAGCTAAATTTATGGCTCACGAAGAGTCGTTGATCTCAAATAATGAAATATTTAATTGGCTACTTCACGACGGCTACGCTAAACCAGAGCGGGAAGCCATACAAAAAGAACTCAAAGACGCAGAAGAAAAGCTTGCTGGCAAAATTAAAGAGCAAAAAGCAAAGTTAAAGAAGGCCCGCGCGCGACGAGCACGCAGTATATTTGCCGGTACGCCGCCGGTCGGCACAATGGAGCGAACCTTAAAAAATGAGATGAAGCGAAGGGCACATAAAGCCGGCCTAGGCCCCGCCAGAGGTGGCTGGGATGCCGTACCAGATCATAAGGTGAGAAATTGGAAAAAAGGCCTTGGCCCCGAAGCGCACGATAAGCTTTTTGGACGCGGCGCCAAAACAGGCGCAGTTCAGCAATATGATAAAGAATATTTAGAATATGTAAAAGGAAATCGAAAGGAACCACCCCACCTTGACCTCAGAGCTTTAGGAATTACAGATGGAAAAGTTATAAGTGATTACGAAAGGGCTCGAAAAAAGCTAGAGATGAATGTTATAAAAGATAGTAGCGAAATCAATGAAGAAATAAAAAGACTCCAAGATGAATACAAAACACTTCGACAAACCAAACTAGCTTCATTAAATAACATTCGAATAAATTTTATTGGGGATATAATAGAAGAAGAGATATTTGGCAGGGAAGATTATATTTACACTGTACAAGTGGATTCTATTGAATTACAGGAATATCTAGACAGCATAAGATCAGACAAGGTTAAAGATTATTTTGAACGTAAAGATTCACCCGCTGCGAGGGGGGCGAAGCGCGCTCCGAAGCGTAGGAAGTCGATGGCATTGTGGGGTCTTGAACGGAATGCCGATAAAGCTAAGATAAATTATATTAAAATTAGGCTTGACGTTGTACGAAAGCAGATAAGAGACTACGAAGCAGTGCTAGATAAAAAAAGATTAGCTGCTAAACGAGATCGTACCAAAAGAGGGCACACAAAAAGAGTTTACGTAGATCAACCTCCATTTGGCCCTCTGCTCAAAGATCTTCGCCAGCAAGAAAAAAAACTACAGGAAGAACTAAAATCAGTTAGTAAAAATTTATTTGTTGGACAAACAGCCGAACAACTAGAGAAAAGATTACAAGAGTTTAAGATTATTAAATTTATGCGTTTAGGGGATTTGCTGAATTTTGTTTTAGTCAGAGTGAATCACCTGAACCGGGATGGCAAGTTCGGGGACAATCTTGACGTTAAAAGAACTGTCTTAATTATGGGTGATATAATACTAGAAAACATATTGACAAAAGGTCAAACCGAAAGATTTAATTTGGCAGATATACCTATTTCTATTGATGTTTTACGTAAAATGTTTTCTGACAGGCTAGTTGGAACTATGAAGACAACGTTCACTGTTTTAGAATTGCTAAATGAGGTGGTTAATATATTAAGACTATCGCAGAAAAGAAAATCAGTATTATTGGGTAAGGCTTCATTTCAAAATAATTTTACTGCTCAATATTACACTTATCCAGTGAATTACGAAGCCTCAAGAATATTGCGTAATTCTATAGACGGCAAAGGAGCGAATATAGACAACTGGGATAAAAGAAACGGTGTTTATATATTTGCCAGAGACGATAAAAAGCAAAATTTAGCTAATTTAGGTGGTAACTTTATTTCAAATATGCGAAAGAATGTTCCGCACTTTTTCTTTGGAGGCGCCAGCAAAGGCGCACAAAAGAAAATAAAAATAACTGAACACAGCAATACCGCACTAAAAAAAGCTGCTTTTGAAATGAATCAGGGGGCAATTGCTCAAGGAACAGCTAATGGGCATATTCCAATATTTTTCACTGTCGAGCTTACACTAGTTGGATGTCCGTGGTTTCAGATAGGAAGTTATTTTTATTTGGAATCTCCAACAATCGACAAATCGAACAGTAAAAGCTGGTTTTTTCTTGATGGATACTACACAACATATAAACTTTCTCACACTTACAAGGCTGGTGGCTCATATGAAACACGTGTTATCGGTAAGCTACAATTATCAAAACAACAAATTGATGGCACGCGGGGCTCCCCAAAAGAAAAAGCCAACTCTCTTTCGACAACCAAGCAAAAAGCAAAAAAGCATAAACGGGGCTTGAAAGGACCATGAGTAGATTAATTACAGTTGAGCCTTTTGGTAAAAATGATTTACCATCGGACTATCTCTTTGTTCAGAGAAAATATTTCAAAACGTCACCATTGATTTACCCAGAAAGTGCGCCAAAACCTATTGATATTTGGTATGAACGGCCATTATTTGGAAAAGTGGATACAATGGGTCGACCTGTATATCCTGATTCAGACTTATTAAAGCCAATAAGAAACAATTTATTTGCGATTAATTTTGTTGCAGATGCTTATAATGATTTTGCAAACGCCGCCGACGAAGCTGTTAAAAGTTTAAGAACGTGTATGTCCTCCATTTTGGATGTTACAAATCCAGTCAAAGCTTGGACTGATATAACTACTGAATATCATCAATATGTCACAAATGTAATCGATTCTGTTTTTCTTGATTATCTTTTAGATCCATCGGATAACAAAATCAATGATGTTCACACATTTGATGATTTTATGACTCAATTTTTATCTTTTGCTGTTGATAGACCACAGTTTTTATATACCAAAACAGCGTATTTGATGTCTGCTGCCACAAGTAATTCTTGTAGTGGTTTAATAATAGAATTTTCAACTGATGGTTATGATGACGATAACCTTAAATGGACAAAATATCTTTCTAATGTTTTTTTTGCTGATTATGCTAAATTAGCGGCATCATATGGTTTTTATGTTCATAAGTACATTCCTTGGTCTATTGTTGCAAATTTAAATTCCAAAATTATGAAAAGATATATAGAACCTTATAATCTCACTGACAGAGAGGAAATATTTGCTACAAATTATTATCAATCAGAGTACTTAAGCTTTGAGGCTTTTAAAAGTTATTTATACGGTACTTACGTTACTGCTGTGACTGCGCGTCCTTATATTGACACCATTAAAACATCTAATTGTATGAGCCTCAGTACCGTGAATTCACAATACAGCACTAAAGTAATAAGAAAGCAGAGAAGACTGGAAAAAGAGTTTTTTGATATAATCGATAACAACTATGTGCCTTCGTATGAAAAATTTTCAGAATTATACTCGGATGCTTATTTTATTAAAAAATACACTCACATAAGACTTTTTGAAGTGGAAATATTTCGAAATAGAGACAAAGCCATATATGATAAAATAACAGCCAAGGTGATTCGCGAGTACAATAGAAAAGGTGCTTTTTCCGCCACAATACTTCTTTCTGAATTAATTCTGAAGCATAAAAAATACTTGACTCCTTTAAAAGAAAATAATAATATATAGCTCATGTTATTTCAAATATTTGACGATAAAGCCAAATGTGCGTTAATTTACGTAAATGGAAAGTTTAGCGACGGACTCACGCCTTCTTGCGTACAAACTTGGGCATATATGCCTTATATGAAAGAAAAGAACGATATTGAATATGCTCAACTATATGCCTTGGGCAAAACGATTGATAATCTTTGTTCGGATACTTTAAAAGCAAAGTGGGAGAAAGCACAAACACGAGCCAAAGCAATATTGAAGGCATCTCACGAAGTTGGATTAAATTTGAATAATCATTGCGTATATGATTTACTTCCTCGTCATATTCTTATAGAGATAGCTAACATCAAAAATGAAATCTGTAGAAACGTCTTTAAAAATTATAAAAAGCCTGTCAATTATGATCATTTACTGAAGATTAATAAGATGATATCAGATATCAAAACGCAAAAATTAAATTTAGATCTTTCTACAATAGTCAGAATAACCATACAGGATAAAAACACTTATAAGCTTATATCAGAAAGTCAGCCTTATATAGATTATGATATGTTTAAAACTGTTACAGGACGCTTAAGCACAAAGAAAGGCTCATTTCCTATAATGACTTTGGCAAAGAAATATCGCAGAATACTGTTACCAAACAACAATTGGTTATTTGAAATGGATTTTAATGCTTGCGAACTAAGAACAGCATTGGCTCTTTTGGGCCATAGGCAGCCAGAAGAAGATTTACACGATTGGAATCTTAAACACGTATTTAAAAGGGCAAAATCACGCGATAATGCTAAAAAACGCATCTTCTCTTGGCTTTATAACCCAAATAGCAAGGATGAAGCCATTAGTAAGGTTTACGACCGAGAAAAACTCAAAAGTTTGTATTTTAAGGATAATAAAGTTATAACTCCATTTGGACGAGAAATAGAGTGTGATGAGGGTCACGCCATAAGTTATTTAGTTCAGTCTACAGCTGCAGATATGGTTTTTGAGCAAATGTATAAAGTCTGGGAGTTTCTTAAAGATAAGAAAAGCTTTATTAAATTCTGTAATCACGATAGCGTTATGATTGATTTACATACGGAACAAGAATATGAATTTAATGAGATTAAAGAACTATTTAGTAATACAAGATTTGGAAAGTTCAAGGTAAATTGTCTTGGTGGTAAAAATTGGGCAGAAATGAAAGACTTGTATATCAAATAGGGCAACAAACATGAAAATTACTAAACAATATTTAAAAGATTTGATCAAAGAAGAGATAAGTAATATCGAACACGATAGTGTTCTTAACGAGGAAGCGCTTGATTTAGCAAAATTAGATCCTTCTGTGGAAAAAGCAGCAAGAGACGTCGAAGCTATGGCTAAAGCTATTTCACCAAAAGAAGAAATACAGCAAATGGTTATTACGGCGGTGATTGTGAAATTAAACGAATTGATCAAATAAACACAAAGAGGAATAAATGCAAACCGTAATAGGTTTAGGTCAGGCAGGGTGTAATATCGCTGACCAATTAAAACAATACCCACAATATAAAATAATTAAATTGGACGAAGGACTAAAAAAGGCCAAGAATTCTTTTGGTCTGAAGCATCAGACATCACCAGAACTGTATGAAGAAAACTTACCGAGAGGTATAGTAAAATATTTACAAGAGGGGGTGATGCCTGAAACATTATTTATCACCAGTTGTGGTATGGTGTCTGGCGCTTCCCTTTCTATTCTATCTAAAATTAAAGATCACACCAACATCACAGTAATGTATGTTATTCCCCAACAAGCCGAATTAGTTGGAGACAAAAAACTCCAAAACAACTTACTTTTCAATGTATTCCAACAATATGCTCGTTCAAGCTTGTTTAAACGAGTTTATTTGCTTGACAATCAAAAAATCTCTGATATAATGGGACCAGTTCCAATAATGAAACGTTGGGAAACGATGAATAGTTTGATTGCTTCAACATATCACATGATTAATGTATTTGAGCACACGCAGCCAGTTTTAACTACGACTACTAATCGTATTAACACTGCGCGTGTAAGCACGATTGGCCTTATGGATAGTGAAAACAATCAAGAAAAAATGTTTTTTGAGCTTGACATTCCAAGAGAAAAAAATTACTATTATGGTGTTCCAAAAAAACAACTAGAAGAAGATGAAAATTTGATGGAGGTGATACAAGCTAACTTAAAAGCACATATTGAACATGATAGAATGAAAACAACTTATTCGGTTTATTCAACCGATTATGATAAGCTAATTGCTTATTGCGAAAAAAGCAGCACTTTAATACAAAAATTAGCGTCTTAAAAGACCATTAAGACGACTTTAACCAAAGGAGAAAATTAATATGGCTATTGATATGGAAAAAATGCGTGCTCGTCACGAGGCTCTTAAGAATAACGGCAAAAAGGGAAACAATAATTTTTGGAAGCCGCAAGAGGGAGAGCAAACTGTTCGTCTAGTTTGCCCTGCTGACGGCGAGCCTTTTAAGGATTACTGGTTCCACTATATCGATGGAAATCCAGGCTTCCTTTCACCAAAACGTAATTTTGGAGAGAACTGTCCATTGGATAGTTATGTCCGTGCTCTTTGGAAAGAAGGGTCTGAAGAGTCCAAGCGTATGGCCAAGAAGATCGGCGCAAAGCAGCGTTTCTTTGCTCCTGTCGTGGTTCGTGGCGAAGAAGATCAAGGTGTAAAGGTCTGGGGCTTCGGCAAGCGTGCTTACGAGACTCTAGTTGGCCTTGTGATGAACCCGGAATACGGAGATATCACAGATCCAGAGACTGGTACCGACTTGGTCGTTACTTATACCAAGCCAGCTGGAGCTTCTTTTCCAGAGACGAAGATTACTCCTCGCCGCCGTTCCTCTACTCTTCTTGAGGACAACTCTGCGGCTGCAGAGCTGCTGGAGGGAATTCCGGATTTCGATGAGCTTTTCGCTGCTTCACGCAAGACAGTGAATGAGGTTCAAGACATCTTGGACAATTTCCTAAACTCTGATAATTCAGATAGCGGAGCAGAGGTTACGTCAATGCCTTCTTCTGATAATCAGGTCGATAAGGCTTTTTCCGAGCTATTGGGTTAATCTCCAAACCGCAGGGGGGCACGGGTTTACAGGTGTCCCAAATCTAACCAAAAAGGAGATAATTTAGGTGCTAGTTAAAGCTGTTGAATGCGGAGAGTGTAAAAGTATAGTCTATTCTAGAACAAAAGACGATGTAAGACAGTGTTCGTGTGGAAGAGTAATTGTTTCAGGAGGTTTGCAGCATTTCAATTATGAAGCATTACACGGCACATTGCACGAAGTAAGAAAAATAGAAGTTAGAACAACACCTGATATGCTTTATGATGACTGGTATGAATCTACAGATGTTTTTGGTCTAATCTGTCCTGAAACATCTGATGATGTATCAACAAGTTCAGTATATATTGCTTAAATCAAAAGGAGAAGATAGTGAGCGTAAAGGTATACAAAAGGGGCGAAGAGAGCTTTTTAAAGAACATTAAGAAAGTGGCCAAGCGTTTTAAGGGAAAGGGCGGTGGCCCAGATAGCGAGACCGCTGTTAATGCACACAAACAAGACATTCAAGATGGATGGGTTTGGTTTTGGTCCGATAATAGTGATATTACGAATCTTATTACTAGAAGTTCAAAATACATTCTTGAACTTAATGATCACGGAGAAACAGTGGGAATGAAAATTGATAAAAAGGGCTTCCGCAGCTGTTATCACGCATTTAAAGTAGGTAAATAATATGGCTAAAAATAAAAAAACTGCTGGTCGGCTGTCTATCGATCAAATGAGAAAGCTAATCAACAAGAAAGCAGGACAAGAAGTTGCTGTGGATCTTACAGACGAAAACAACCCAACAATTGTAAAGAAATGGATTCCAACCGGTTCGCGATGGCTGGATAGTATTATTTGTCGCGGCAAGGTTGCTGGTATCCCAGTTGGAAAGGTAACCGAAATTGCTGGTTTAGAGGCCAGTGGCAAATCTTATATGGCTGCGCAAATTGCTGGAAATGCTCAAAAGATGGGCATTGATGTTGTTTATTTTGATTCAGAATCTTCATTGGATTTCACATTTATGGAAAAAGCTGGATGTGACGCATCTAGTATTCTATATGTTCAAGCAAAGAGTGTTGAATTTGTAATGGAGACAATGGAAGAGCTTTTAAAGTCAAACGATAATCAAATGCTGTTTATTTGGGATAGTTTGGCTTTAACTCCCGCTATTTCAGACCTGGAAGGAGATTTTAATCCAAACTCTAGTATGGCCGTGAAGCCTCGTATTCTTGCGAAGGCAATGTCTAAATTGACCATTCCATTGGCCAATAGCCAATCTACGTTTTTGGTGCTAAATCAGCTAAAGACAAATATTCCTAGTGGCCCAACAGCTCGCACTCAAATTCTTACGACGCCATATACAACGCCAGGCGGCAAAGCTATGATATACGCTTATTCATTGCGTATTTGGCTTACTAGGCCCAAAGCAAAAGCATCTTTTGTGTTGGACGAGCATGGATACAGAATAGGAAACACAGTAAAGGTAAAGCTTGAAAAGTCTCGTTTTGGCTCTCAAGGTCGCCAATGTCAATTTAAAATTTTATGGGGTGACAATGTTGGCGTGGCTGACGAAGAAAGCTGGTTTGATGCCATTCAGGGCTCAAAACATCTAGATCGTTCCGGTTCTTGGTACGAGTTACATTTTGCAGACGGCACTTCTGAAAAGTTCCAATCAGCACATTGGACGAAGAAACTTCAAAGCGAAAAGTTTAGAGCACGTGTTTTAGAGATTATGGATGAAGAAGTGGTTCTAAAATTTCACGATAGAACCGGTGATGCAGCTGATTTTTACGACACTGAAGAGACCAAGCAACTGCCTCCATCTTGACCACTACTCAAAGTTGGTTCCTTTTTTGCATTTAAATAGGGCGATCTTTTTCAATTGACTTTTTTAGAGCAAAAAAGTAGTATAGTCATTATGAATATCGAATCAAAAACCAAGCAACTATCTAAAAAAGAAAAGAAATATATAGAACTTGCTAAACGTATTTCTTATCAATCTGATTACCCACACAGACACGGAGCTGTTTTGGTAAAAGGTTCAATTATTGTAAATGCGTCTTGCAATAAAAATAAATTTAGTTCTTTTGCAATGAGATTCAAAAAAAAGGATAAAATCCACGCTCGCGTTCACGCAGAGCTTGGTTCTATTCTAAATATAGAAAGATCCAGCACAGAAGGTGCTACAATTTATGTTGTAAGAACTAATAACCAACAAGAGCTGCGTTTAAGCAAGCCTTGTTCAATGTGCGAAGCTGCGATGCGTTGGGTTGGAATAAAAAAGGTGGTTTACTCCACTAGTGAAGGTGAATTTAAGGAAATGAGATTGTGAAAGCAGCCAAAATTGGCGATTTAGTAAGATTAAATATTGACTTGGTCAGCTATGAAGCTGATAGAAACTATAGACCTCCAATTGGAATAGTTTTAGCAGTAGAACTGTCACCAAAGCCTTTTGCACCCGATTCGCAATTTATATATAAAGTGCATTGGGAGGACATTGGAGATACTTCTATATGGTACTGGGAAGATGAATTAGAATTTTTGGAGAAAAAATGATTAAACAAGAAAGAGTAATGATTATTGACGGTTTAAATATGTTTTTGCGGAGCTATATTGTAGTTCCTCAATTATCAAAAGAAGGTCATCCAATTGGCGGAACAACCGGGTTTCTTAAGTCATTACAGAAACTTACGAGAGATATTAAGCCAACAAAAGTCATTGTTTGTTGGGACGGACCAGGCGGCAGTAGAAAGCGAAAGCAAAAGAATTCAAATTACAAAGAAGGACGTAGCCCAATTCGTCTAAATCGTAATGTAAAAATATTATCAGAAGTGGAAGAACAAGAAAATAAAATGTGGCAAATGGAACGCCTCGTTGAATATTTGAATAATCTCCCAGTCATACAAATATTAGCAAATGAAGTAGAAGCTGACGATATAATTTCATACATTTGTCGCTATTCAAACTATAAAGACCTGCAAAAGGTGATTGTTTCCAGCGATAAAGATTTCTTTCAGCTTTTGGATGATCACACCATTCTTCATCGCCCTATTCAAAAGGTGTACTTAAATCGCAATGCGATTATCGAGAAATACAACATTCATCCAAATAACTTTGCTTTGGCACGTGCCATTGTGGGTGATAAATCAGATAATCTAGATGGCGTGCCTGGCATTGGCTTAAAAACAGTTGCAAATCGATTTCCCTTTTTTGTTGAAGAGAAAGATGTAATGATAGATGAAGTAATAGAATTTTGCAATAATCAAGAAAGCAAACTTAAGGCTTTTAAGGCGATCCCAGAAAACAAACAACTAATAACTGAAAATTATGAATTAATGCAATTATACAGCCCAAGTTTGTCTTATCAAACTAAACAAAGCATTGATTGGACAATTGATGAGTTTGAGTTCACTTTTAATAAACTTAAGGTAGATATTATGATGTTTGAAGACGGCATCAATGAAATCAATTGGTCTTCGATGACTGAAGACTTTAAGCGAATTCAGCGTGATAATAAGAAAAATCCAAACTAATTATTACACTTATGATAATTTTCAAAAGCCAACTAAAACAGATAATAGCTGAAGAGATCGTTAAAATAGTATTAGAAGACTTTAGAGATGATCTTCAATTGTTATCTGAAGGTCAATTAACAGAAGCAGAGTTTCTCAAAAAAATTAAAAGTCGATTGGGCAGATCAGCTGCTAGCATTGCTAGCAAGTTTTTACCTTATTTGCTAGCAGGAACTATTGGCGTCTCTTCGCTGTTTCCTGCTCAAGCAGAAGCTGCACCGCCGCCAAAAGATGTAGCAGTCCACGTTCAGAAGGCAAATAATCCTGACTTCTTCGAAGTTTTTTACAATGCACACCCGGAAGCAGCAGACGAAAAGAAGAGAAAAGACATAAACAACAGATTACACAAATTAAGCGAAGAAGCCAAAAAGAACGCAAAAGAATATTATGATAGCGTCGTCGCAGGCGAAGCTTTTGTCAGAATGATGCAACAATGGGGCAAAGCACCAGTAGAGCCTTCACCGAAACAACAAAGACAGGTAAAATCCAAGTATAGTATTTTGAAGGATAATTTTAAAAAAATCATTGACTTAACACCTGTTGAATCAATTAATCAAGGTGTGCATAGCTCATATGTATATGAACGTATGAAACCGGGTCACGAAGAAAGCGGAGGTTACCCAGTTGCTGTATATGATCTTAATAAGAAAAAAATCATTGTTAACCCTTATGCTTTTATGGACAAGGATGGCAAGGTTAATTGGGATAATATCAAAAATAGCCTAATTGAAGAACTTGTTCACGCTGTCGATCACCAAACCGAAGAAAATTTAGGCTTTCCGATGTCTAAAATGCATAAGAAAACTGCCGAAAAGCTTGATATAATTGCTTCAAAAGCCGAAACTGGTATGCCTAAAGAGCGGTATAATTATTTACTTTCCTATCCAGAATTATACGCAAAGATGGTTAGAGCTAAACAGATACTATTAAAGAAAAGGCCTGATGCATTTGACAGTCAGGGCAGGATTAACCTCGATATTTTAAAAAGCCTGATTAAAGGTGATTCTGAAGCTCAAAAAATATTTCCAGACACTTCCGTTTTGGAGCCGTTTCAGCTATTAAATTTAAAAAGTTTAGAAAGTGATGCTAAATTTTTCGATCAACTCGTTAAAGTTGATTTTCCAGCAAAAACTTCTACACAAGTTGCTTGACATTGAATAAAAAAAGAATTAGTATAGAAGAGGAGGTAGACAACTATGAGAGTTTTTTTCGTTACACTATTTGTTAGTTTCATCATCGCGGGCAGTGCAATCGGAGCCCCACCAAAAAATAAGAATGTAAAGTCAAAGTTTTACGACTTTGGTGAACAGATTGTTGACGGTGAAGTAAGAAAGCCTACAGGCACCTATACTAGCGGTAGACAGGCTGTAAAATTTAAGCGCCTTTTGGGCCTTAAAAAATCGTTCCTTCCCAAACTTTATCGCACATCCAAGAATAAAATCTTTAAGTAAACTTTTTTTATTTTACCTTTCAGTGAGTTATAAAATAGATTGACTTTTAGAAAATCATAGGTTATACTTACTACACTCATTAAAAACATCAAAGAGGTTAAATTGGAAAATTTAGGTGTATTTGGAAAGTCTTTCCAAGAAAATTTGTGTAAGCTTTTAGTTTACGATCGATCCTTTTGTGATCAAATGCAAGAAGTGTTAGATGTAGGTTTTTTAGAGTTAAAATATCTACAAGTGTTTGCTCGAAAACTGTTTGAATACAAAGACACTTATAAAACACATCCAACAAATGGAACTCTAAATTCTATTTTCAACACAGAGTTGGAAGTGGAAAATGCTGTAATTCAAAAGCAAATTAATGATTATTTTGTTCGTATTCAAGCATTTCCAGACGTTAAAGATAAAGAGTATGTAAAGAATAAAAGTTTAGATTTCTGTAAAAAACAAGTATTAAAGAATGCTATGATGAAGTCAGTTCCACTGCTAAATGAGTGTTCTTTTGAAGAAATCGAAACTTTAATCACAAAAGCATTACGTTTAGGTGCAGATAACAACTTTGGATATGATTATATGAAGGATTTTGAAATGCGATTTATAGAAAAAGCTAGAAATCCTATTTCCACTGGTTGGAAAAAAATAGATCAAATCACAAAAGGAGGCTTGGGCACAGGAGAGCTTTGTGTGGTCATTGCTCCAACCGGCGCAGGAAAATCACACGTATTGGTTCACTTGGGCGCCCAGGCCTTAAAACAAGGCAAAAATGTTGTTCATTTTACATTAGAATTGGCCGATACTTCCGTTGCAAGACGTTATGATGCCTGTCTTACCGATATCAATTTAGATGCGCTTATAGATCAAAAAGAAGCCGTTTATGATAAAATTAAAGATATTGACGGACAACTCATTGTAAAAGAGTATCCAACCAAATCTGCGTCTACTGTAACTCTTAAAAACCATTTGGAAAAGATTAGACAAACCCAAATGGAAATTGATATGATTATCGTTGATTATGGCGATCTTTTAAGAAGCACGACAAATAGGCGAAATTCAGAGAAAAGACACGAGCTAGAGTCAATATATGAAGAATTGCGAGGAATAGCGCAAGAGTTTGAATGCCCAGTAATTACTGCTTCTCAAACAAACAGAAGCGGCCTTAATGCCGAAGTAATTACAATGGAGTCTATTTCAGAAGCATTTAATAAATGTTTCGTAGCGGATTTTATTATAAGTCTTTCAAGAACTATTAAAGATAGAAATTGTAATATAGGTCGTATCTTTGTTGCAAAAAATAGAAATGGCCCTGATGGAATTATATATTCTGTATTTATGGATACCGGAACTGTTACTATTAAAGTACTTGAGCAAGATGATGTTGTAAAATTGCAGAACAAAGAAAGAGAAAAAAAGAACAAGTTAGATATGAACGCAGCGCGGCAAGTTTATAAAAAGATGAAGGAGGGACAAACATGACGCAACAATTAGCTAATGATATTCTATCAGGCATCACAGTACATATGAAATATGCTAAATATTTAGCAGACAAAGAGCGCAGAGAGACTTGGGCAGAACTGGTCGACAGAAACAAAAACACACATATTAAGAAGTTTCCATTTTTAAAAGATGAAATAGAGGCTGCATACACTTACGTGCATCAAAAGAAAGTTCTTCCTTCAATGCGTTCAATGCAATTTGCCGGCAAGCCTATTGAAGTAGCACCAAATAGAATTTTTAATTGTGCGTATTTGCCCATTGATGATTGGCGTTCTTTTCACGAAGTAATGTTTCTCCTCCTAGGCGGCACCGGCGTTGGCTATAGTGTACAATTTCATCACGTAGAAAAACTACCAGAAATAGTTAAGCCTTCCACCAAACGCACTCGGCGTCATCTTATTGGCGATAGTATTGAAGGATGGGCTGATGCTGTGAAAGTATTGATGAAATCTTATTTTCTTGGTGGTTCAAAAATTCGCTTTGATTATAGTGATATTCGTCCAAAAGGTGCGCGCCTAGTTACTTCTGGCGGCAAAGCACCAGGCCCTCAGCCGCTTCGCGAGTGTCTTGTTAAGCTAGAAGGTATTTTAGCTGAAAAAGAGGTAGGCGACAAGCTTACGCCTATTGAAGTCCACGATATGATTTGTTATATTGCCGATGCAGTATTGGCTGGCGGTATTCGCAGAGCAGCACTTATTTCTCTTTTTAGCGCTGATGATGATGAGATGATAGCAGCAAAAACTGGAAATTGGTGGGAAAAGAACCCTCAAAGAGGCCGGGCCAATAATTCAGTTGTTCTAATGCGCCATCGTATTACAAAAGAATATTTTATGAATCTTTGGGATAGAGTACAAGCTAGCGGAGCTGGCGAACCAGGATTTTATTTCTCAAATGATAAGGACTACGGAACGAATCCTTGTTGTGAAATTGGATTGAGACCTTATCAGTTTTGCAATCTTACAGAGGTTAATGCTTCTGATTTGAGTTCTCAAGAGGAATACGAAGCAAGAGTTAAAGTTGCTTCTTTTATCGGCACTCTTCAAGCTAGTTATACAGACTTTCACTATCTTCGCGATGTCTGGCGAAGAAACACAGAAAAAGATGCTTTAATTGGAGTATCAATGACTGGCATTGCGTCGGGTAAAGTTTTAAAGCTGGATATGAAAAAAGCAGCAAAAGTAGTAAAAGATGAAAACAAAAGAGTTGCCGCTCTTGTCGGTATTAAACAAGCTGCGAGAACTACGTGTGTTAAGCCAGCTGGAACTACTAGCTTGACTCTCGGCACTTCAAGTGGAATTCACGCTTGGCACAATGACTACTATATTCGTAGAATTCGTGTAGGTAAAGGCGAAGCAATATATACTCATTTATCAATCCATCATCCAGAATTGCTTGAAGATGAGTACTTTAGACCGCACGATACGGCAGTTATCTCTGTGCCTCAAAGAGCGCCGGAAGGGGCGATTACAAGAAATGAAACGGCTTTAGATCTCTTAAAGCGTGTGAAAAAAGTCAGCAGCGAGTGGGTAAGATCGGGCCATCGCAGAGGACAAAACACACACAATGTTTCAGCAACCATTTCTATTAAAGAAGGTGAATGGGATGCAGTTGGAGAATGGATGTGGGAAAATAGAGATATTTACAATGGACTTTCTGTTTTGCCTTATGATGGTGGCAATTACGTTCAGGCGCCATTTCAGGACTGCACGAAAGAGGAATACGAAAAATCAATTTCTGATATTACAGCTGTTGATGTATCTAAAGTAATAGAAATCGAGGACAATACAAATTTACAAGGCGAATTAGCTTGTGCAGGCGGTAGTTGTACCGTAGTTCAGCTATAAAAATCTTGACTTTTAAAAAATATATATTATAATGTCGGTAATGGCTTAACCAAAAGGAGGTATTATGAGTCAACCTAATCTATCCGTAGTTGAAAACGCCAATGAGGAAGTTTCAAAGGAACAATATGTAATTAATTATCTTAAATCTATGGTGGCTTTGGAAGAGGCTATGGAGCCTTATAAAGAGCAAAAAAAGGATCTTCGTAAAGAGTACATCGATAATGACTGGCTTTCAAAAGATGATATTTGGGCAGCAGTTAGGGCTTTTCGCTTGTACAAGAAAGCTGCGGACATTGACGATATCAACGATATGTTTGACATCATTGAAAGGCAATTTGGCGCTCCGGAGGCAAATGTATGAAATTTAACCCACGAAATCGCTATATTCTTTTAGGAGATGTTCCAAAGGCATTTGATGACAATGATAACGACATGTCGACCATTCTCTTGCCAGAAGAGTACACAGTTAAATCGAGCCCATATGGCGTTTACCAAATTCAGCAATATTCAGCTGATTGTACCAAATTAAGCATAGATGATGTTGGAAAATTGGTAGTGGTTAATGATTCAATGGTCGAGACGGCCAGTCTAGATCAAGGCGAATTTCTCTTGATTCAAGAGAATCACGTATACGGAGTATTGGGGGCTGATTAGGTGTTTAAGACGATTAAGACCGTGCAGTTGTTTGATGATGAGATAGGAAAAGTAGAGTATGTTTCCCATATGGGAAGCGACGTAAGCGTTGTTAATGCGGCAAGAGTTTCCTTTGGTAAAGAAGTTGAAGAGGTAAGCGATAAAGATAAGAAACTTATTAACTATCTTATCAAGCACCGACATACCTCTACGCTTGAACACTGCACGGTCACCTTTCGTGTAAAGGTTCCGCTTTTTATTCGCTCGCAGCACCACAGGCACCGCACTTGGTCTTACAATGAGATTAGTCGGAGATATACAGATTTTAATCTAGAGTTTTACGAACCAAAACAATTTAGAAAGCAAAGTGAATCTAATAGACAAGCATCTACCGATTGTTTATTTGATCCACATTTAGGTGATGCTCTGGGTTTAGCCTCGGAGGTTGTTAAAGAGCATCATGAGACTTCGCTCTATTTTTATGAAAGGCTTTTAGAAGCAGGAGTATGCAGAGAACAAGCAAGAGGCGTGCTCCCTCAAAACCTTTACACAGAATATTATGCGACAGCCTCGTTGCTGAATATTTTAAAATTCATCTCATTGAGAATACACGAAGGTGCTCAATGGGAAATCCAACAACTCGCAAAAGGTATGCTGGACATTGTGTCTGATTTGTACCCTATCACAGTAGAAGCTTTTAAAAAACACAATAATTGGACACAATAATTATTAAAATTATAACTTTAATATCACTACTTACAAGGGTAAAAAAGGAAATTTAATTATGAATTCATTGATAGTAACTTTGTGTATGTGCTTGCCATCACAGCAACCACACTATAATTATTCTGATTTAATTGTTGAAGCATATAAATGCTCAAATGCGAAAAAAGAAAAAATCAATCCAGAGGTGATTGCAACGTTGTCCTCTATCGAAAATGACTTTTTTCTAAAACATAACATTCCCATCGAATTAAGAGGAATGTTGCTAGCAGCTGCTTGTAATGAAAGCGGCTATAATCCAGCAGCAAGGGGCGACTGGCGCGTTGGGAAAAATGGCAAGAAATTTCCTATGGCGAAGGGGATTTTACAATTTTGGCCTTGGGCTGAAAGGAAATATAAATTTACTCGCGGCGATTATAAATTATCAGCTCATTTCTGGATGACCCACATTGTTAAGCAAAGAAAAAGAGATCGTTGCCCTGGCTTTTTTTCTGAATTAAAAAAGTGGGTTGGAGCGTGGACTCAAGCTATAAGAGCAAAGGCCACAAAAAAGAACAGATATCACTGCTATAGTGGAAATCAGCACTATACACGTTTGAAAAAATGGCACAAACGAATTGATTCTAGAAATGACGACACGTCAAATAAGTAAGGTTACATTTGGTTCGAATCTAGCTGCATTGCAGTTTGCTTATCAAAACAATACTCATATTATTTTAAATAAACCTAATTTTCCCCACGTCTTTGAACCAGAATATGTTCATCGTGCGTGGGGCCTCTTATATACCAAATTAATGTTAGACGGTCGCACAATTGGTGGTGATACTGTTAAGATGACCAAAATAACAGAAGAGGAGATAATTGTTGTTTGCGAAAGCAATGTTGTAAATCGATTTGAGTATGATTTGTTGTTTGTATTTGATGACAACAATGTCATAGGTCTTCCTGATGTTGTAGAAAAAAACAACACACATAAGGTAATAGACATTCTAAAAGTAAAAGCGTTAGTGGCGTATGATATAAAAACTGTTATTAAAACTGACGATGAGCTTGTAAATGAGCTATATGTTATGAGACCTTATTCAAGTAGTCCTATTGAGATTTACTCTGTGTCAACATTGGACGAAAAACAGTTGCAAAACTTTGATTATTCTGATACAATGGTTAGGTTCAAGAGTGAAGATTTGCTTAAACAGCACGGCTTTGTCGGCTTTCACAAAAATAGAAGTAAAATCACTTTAGAGACAGTTGAGCGCATAGTTCAGAAAAATATGGATAAATACGAAGAAACAGACAAAATAAAGTTTATATGAAATTATTACCAGAGAAAGTAAAAAACCAGCAACAGTTTAATCTTGCCGGCATTATACCTGTTGCCGGTCAGCCATTAGATTTTAATTTTCCATGGCACGATTGCCTTGCTCCAATTGGCCAAAATTATCTTGCAATTGAAAAAGCCGTGTATGATTGCGCAATTGCCGGTTGTAATTCTATTTGGATTGTATGTCCGCAACAAATGCAGCCTTTAATTCGTCATAGACTTGGCGATTGGATTTTAGACCCAGTTAAATATATTACTGGTGCTAAATTTGGAAACTTTCCTCGTACATATGAAATACCAATATACTACGCTCCAATGCTTCCGAAAGATGTTGACAGAAGGGACTGTTTGGCGTGGAGTATAATTACAGGAGCACAATATTCCTGGTTCGTTGGGACCAAGATATCTAGATTTACAGCTCCTGATCGATATTTTGTATCATTTCCATATGGAATGTTTTCAGCGTGGTGGATGCAAGACGAGCGCGCAAGAATACGTTCTGATGTCCCATTTCACGCAATATATGACAATAAAAGCTACAAAGACGGTCTTTGGTTACCTTTTACTTTTGGGCCTGAAGACTTTATAACTTGCCGAAATCACTTCCGAAAACACGAAGCAACAGGCCACGATGCAGAAGGTAATAAGTTGGGGCCGAAAGAAAGATATACAGGCAGATATTTTACTCACGATTTTGTTTTTAGCAAAGTCAATTCAGAAAATGCCGTAACTTGCGAGGTTCCTTGGTATTATGATATTTCAAGTTGGGACGGATTAAAAAGATGGCTTGGTAGTGATAATAAGCTCGTAAGACCACCCAAATTTTTGTTATCATATAACGAATGGAATCCTTTAGGAATAGATTTAGAGCCAGAGGAGGAGGGTGATGAAGTTGATGTTTAAAAAAGATGAATTTTGGAAATCTATTCCATTATGGAAAGATATAGACTATGAAACATTTATTGATCATAAATGGCAAGATAAGAATGCAATTACAAACCATAAAAAACTCTTGCGCACAATTGAAGAACTGGTAGATAATGATTTTCTAGAGGACGCCAGAAAGGGTTTTGAAAAGGCACCGATGGCCACTCGAATAACGCCGTATCTTCTTTCTTTAATGGATTGGGACGATCCTGTAAATTGTCCGATAAGAAAACAATTTTTATCTTTAGAGTCAACACTTCAGCCGGATCACCCAATGCTTAGGTTTGATAGCTTGAACGAACAACAAGACTCACCGGTAAAAGGATTGACACATCGTTATGAAGATAAGGTGCTGTTTCTTGCTTTAGATACTTGCCCTGTTTATTGCCGATTCTGCACCCGCGCATATGCCGTTGGCAACGCAACAGCAACAGCAGAGAAAATTTCTCTTAAAGCCTCTAGATCACGTTGGAAAGAAGTTTTTAGATATTTACAAGAAAATGAAAAAATACAAGACGTTGTGATATCAGGAGGTGACGCTTTTCGTCTTAAGGCATCTCAAATTAATGAAATTGGGCAAGAGCTTTTAAAGATCGATCATATAAGGCGTTTTCGCTTTGCTACAAAAGGCTTGTCTGTAATGCCTATGAAGATTTTATCCGATAAACGATGGGCAGAGACAATAGTTAAGTTAGCCGACAAGGCAAGGAAAGAATATAAAGAAGTATGCATTCATACACACTTTAATCATTCAAATGAAATAACAAAAATCACCAAAGATGCGATGAATTACTTTTTTTTAGAGGGAGTAAAAGTTAGAAATCAATCTGTTTTTCAAAATGGCGTGAATGATACGTCAGAAAGTATGATAACGCTTGTTAAAGATTTAAGTTATATTAACGCGCAACCATATTACGTTTATGTACATGATTTAACTGGAGGCACAGAAGATATGAGAACGTCAGTTAAAAAAGCAATGAATGTTGAAAAACACGTTCGCGGAATAACAGCAGGATTCAACACCCCGCTGTTTGTGGTTGATGCACCAGGCGGTGGCGGGAAGCGTGATGTACATTCTTGCGAGTGGTACGATACATACACAGGAATCAGTGTATGGGAAGCTCCCTCTGTCAAGCCTGATCAAAAGTTTCTTTACTTTGACCCTCTTCATTCACTTGAACCCGGAGCAATTAAAAATTGGCAAAATGAAGAAATGCAAAAAGAAATGATTGATTGCGCGATACAACATATTGACTTCTAAAAAAAACTATATTACACTAGTAGAGACTTATTGGAGTAAAGAATGAGCGCACCACGATTTGGAGTGATGTTCTGGATACGAGGTTTGGAACACAAAGAAAAATGGAAACTTTACCGGTTTATGAGTGCTGTGCCGGGTACGGAACACTTTGGCTTAAAGGATAATCTTCAAAAATGGATTGATAACGGCACCATTGATAAAATCGAGCAATACTTCAATAAAGATGAAATGAGAGATGATTTTTTTAAACGCTTGGAGAAAGAATGAAACCCGGTGATTTGGTAAAGTGGCATAGAGATTGGTCACCACCCAGCAATAAAGCTAAAGCGAGTGCTTGTAAAATCGGTGTGGTCCTTGAAAAACCATCCACATTTGCTGCGTATGAACGAGGTTGGTGGGTTTATTTTCCCCCTCATCGAATGATTCTCTACGAAGAGGATTTGGAGTTATTAAAATGAAACCCGGTGATTTGGTAAAGTTTGCGAAGACGTTTAATATTTATACTTTCTATCCAGAAAAGATAAATAAAATAGGGATATTTCTTGAAGAGCATAAAGGTGATGTTTGCGTTTTTAGCGAGAATAAAAAACAATGGTTTGAGTATAACGATGTGGAGGAGTATATAAAATGAAACCCGGTGATTTGGTATTGACTTTTAATAAAAACTATATTACATTAATGAAAACCAACTGGAGTAAAGATGAAACCCGGTGATTTGGTAATTACTAAATATTCTCTAAAAAATGATAAATATCCAAAATATGCGCTTGTGCTGGGGACTTCTAAAGGCGCAGGTTTGTGTGAGGTTCTTTTTGCTCATACGAATAAGAGAGGGCACCAATGGATAAGTCGGTTAGTTCTTGTTGATAAGTAAGGCTATTCTTGTTTCCTTGACTTTTAATAAAAACTATATTACATTAATGAAAACCAACTGGAGTAAAGAATGACTGAAAGAGTAAAAAGCAGTATCCCTTTTGTGGGATTACACGCACATACAGGAGTAGGTAGTCCATTTGATGGATTAGGTTATCCGCAGGAGCATTTTGATTTTGCTTACAATAATGGGATGGATGCTCTTGCTATAACCGACCACGGAAATCAAAATGCGTTAGCCTATTCGGTTGAAGCAGCCCAGAAAATGATGCAGGAAGGCAAAGATTTCAAGCCTATTTTCGGCGTAGAAGCCTACTTCCTTCCAAGTATCAATGAATGGCGAGAAGAGTTAGAAAAAGCAAAAGCAGATAAAAAAGCCAAGAAAGCCATTGATAAGTCCTCTTCTGGAACAACTATTGAAGATGAAGGCAACAAGCGTGAAGTAAAAAACATTCTTAATCGTCGTAGACATCTGATCCTTTTGGCTCAAAATCAAAAGGGCCTCAATAATATATTTTCTTTGGTCTCCAAATCCTACAGTACTGATAACTTTTATCGTTTTCCAAGAATGGATTACGATATGCTCAAAGAGCACAACGAAGGTGTGATTGCTGCGTCAGCTTGCCTAGGCGGCGTACTTGCTGGAAACTATTGGGAAAACATAGAAAGTGGCGAAAAAGCAGTATTAACAGCGATGCGCGATACAACTGAAAATATGGTATCTGTTTTCGGTGATCGTTGGTATGGCGAACTGCAATGGAATAATGTCAAAGAACAACATCACTTAAATAAACTAATAATTCAGGTTTGTGCTGAATACGGCGTAGAACTTATTTCTACAGCTGATAGTCATTATCCGTCCAGAACAGCTTGGAAAGACAGAGAGCTATATAAACGTTTGGGCTGGCTTGGTAAAGGTCGTATGCCGACGTGGTTAAGCACAGAGCTTCCAATCGACGTGGAGGAAATTGGCTATGAGCTGTTTCCAAAAAATGGCGAACAAATGTGGGAGGCATATAAAAAATACTCAAACGACGTTGGCTGTGAATTCAATGACGACCTAGTACGCGATAGTATCGAACGAACACATCATATTGCTCATAATCGTATTGAACGATTTATGCCTGATAACACAGTGCGTCTTCCAAGTTTTGTCATTCCAGCTGGCCAGACGGCCGATAGAACATTGATTGCGGCGTGTATTGATGGTGTACGTGATTTAGGATTAAAAGATAATCCAGAATACATTAATCGGTTAAAGGAAGAATTGAGCGTAATAGGCGATAGAGGTTTTAGCAAGTACTTTCTTACTATGAAAGCTATAGCAGATAGAGCTACAGATGTTCAGCTAGCAGGAGCTGGTAGAGGTTCAGCTGCTGGCTCTCTCGTTGCATATGCTTTAGGAATCACACAAGTTGATCCCATTAAATACAACTTGTTGTTTTCGCGTTTTATGACGAAAGATTCAAAAGAATATCCAGATATTGACTTCGATGTTTCTAATCCAATGCAGCTAAAAGAAAAGTTGATTGATGAGTGGGGCAAGAACACTGTTGTTCCTATATCTAACTTTAATAAGCTGCAGCTTCGATCTTTGGTCAAAGACATTTCAAAGTTCTATGACGTTCCGTTTACGGAGGTCAACCCTGTAACTTCTAAAATGATGGCTGAAGCAACGCCAATTGCTAAAAAAATGCACGGCATTAAAGCTGGTGTATATAATCCGACATTCGAAGAAGTTATGGAATATTCCGATAGCTTAAAAAGATTTTTGTACAAATATCCGAAAATTAAAACACATATCGAAGCATTAGTTGGAGAAGTCCGCTCAGTCTCTAGACACGCTGGAGGCGTTGTTATTGGCGAAGATCTAGACAAACATATGCCGCTTATTAATAGCGGCGGCGTAACTCAAACGCCTTGGTCAGAAGGACAGCACGTAAGACAACTAGAGCCAATGGGCTTCATTAAGTTCGATATTCTTGGCTTATCCACTCTTAAAATGATTGAGGGCGCGATTACTCATATTTTGCGCAGACATAAAGGAATTGAAAATCCAACGTTTGAAGACGTTAGAGGATTTTATGATGAATATTTGCATCCAGAAAAAATTAATCTCAACGACCAGAAAGTATATAAAAACATATTCTGGAAAGGTAAGTGGGCTGGAATATTTCAATTTGCTGAAATTGGTGCTCAAAAGTTTTGTAAACGCGCGAGACCAAAAAACATTATTGATGTAGCAGCTATTACAGCCGTTTACAGGCCTGGCCCATTGAGTGCCAATGTGCATGAAACATTTATTAAAACAAAAGAAAACCCAAGAGATGTTCATTATGGGCACGATATCGTAAAGGAGATTACAAAAGAAACTTATGGCTTCCTTATCTTCCAAGAACAAATTGCACTTTTGGCTCACAAGCTAGGCAAAGATTTAAGTCTGGATGAGGGCAATAAGCTTCGTAAACTCTTGACCAAGAAAGGCACAGGAGCGGTAGCCAAGCAGAAAGCTAAACTAAAAGTTAAGTTTGTCACAGGCTGTATGGAAAAAGGCTTAACAGAAGAATGGGCAGATAAGATGTGGCAGAAGTTTGAATTCTTCTCGGGTTACGGCTTTAACAAATCACACGCAGTATCTTATTCGATCATATCTTTCCAGTGTGCCTGGTTGTTTAATTATTATCCAGAGTGCTGGATTGCTGCGTTTCTTGATAAAGAACCTGAATCAAGAAAAGAAAAAGCTATCAACATTGCAAAGAAGTTTGGCTTTAAAATAGCCCCAGTTAGTGTCAATACGTCTGGAATTGTTTGGGAGATTGGCAAAGATGGCAAAACCTTAATTCAGCCGTTATCTTCAATTAAGGGTTTAGGAGATAAAGCAATTGAGCAAATAATCGAACACAGACCGTTTAACACTGTTGAGGAGTTTCTTTTTAATAAAGAAATTGTATACTCCAAACTAAACAAAAAAGCGATTAATGTGCTCATTAAAGCAGAAGCTTTAAATGACTTGATAGATGATAGATTCAACAATTTAAAGCACTTTTGGACAGCGGTCGCAGATAACCGGCCGACAACAAAAAAGAAATTAGCAGCACTTATCGAAGAACATAAAGATGTTGAAGACTTTACGCGAGATGAATACATTGAAACAAAAGTTGATATTACTGGCATTTTTCCCTTTAATTTGATAATGTCGGATGATATAATCAAGCGGCTAGAGTATAACAAGGTCCCAACTATTTCAGAGTGGGACAATGATCTTGGCATTGCTTGGTTTATTCCGCGTGAAATAATTAAGCGTAAAACAGTAAAGGGTCGCCCATACTATATTGTTAAAACAATTGATAAAAACTCGGCAATGATTAGTATTCGTTGCTGGGGCATTAATCCAGATAAAGATAGAATATTCATTAACAGGCCTTATATGGCCAAATTAAATTATCAAGAGCAATGGGGATTTTCTACTAGAGGAGGTCTCGGAAATTGGAGATTATTAGGATAAAGGAGATCAAATGAATTTAAGAGTTTTTAGAATCAGGCCAGAAGCCAAATTGCCAGTCCGCGCATATCATTCAGATGCCGGAATGGATTTATTTTATTGTCCAAATGGAGAAAGAAGTGATATTATTTTTGAGGAAGGATTAGCAATTAATCCTCGCGAATCAAAAGTTATCCCAACAGGTATCAAAGTAGAGGTGCCATATGGATATATGCTTGAAATTAAAAATAAGTCAGGCATCGCGTCAAAACGCAAGCTAATTACTGGTGCGTGCGTTGTAGATTCAGGATATAATGGAGAACTGTATGTCAATCTTCACAATATCGGACTAGACACGCAGTATATTAAACCAGGTGATAAAATAGCACAAGCAGTGCTTATACCAATTGAATATTGCGGTATTGAAGAGGTATTTGAAGCTGAAGTGTTAAATATTGATAGCGTGAGAGGCGCCGGAGGCTTTGGGAGCACTGGTGCTAGTTAAAACAAGGTTATTCAAAGGAGAAACAATATGAGCTTTAAATATATATTAAGACAAGGCGATAAAGGTCAAGAGGTCGCGAGACTTCAAGCAAGAGTAGGCGCCAGAGTAGATGGCAACTATGGACCCAATACCAAATTTCAGGTAGAGAGCTATCAAGAAAAGCATCAGGAACTGGAAATAGATGGTATTGCTGGGCCAAAAACGCTTGGTTTGTTGGGGATAGAAGTACTACCTGGCATTGATCTTTCCAGTTGGAATGGTACCGTGGATTTTAAAAAGGTTGCGGATGCTGGAGTGAAATATGCTTGGATTAAAGTAACAGAAGGCACAACTCACATTAATCCAAGGCACGAGAAGAAGTTTGAAGATGCCAGAAAAGAAGGCATTATAGTTGGCGCTTATCATTTTGGGCGTCCCGATACTTCTTCAAATGATCCTAAAGACTGGGAAAAAGAAGCAGATAATTTTTTAAAGCGACTTGACAAGGTCGGCCTAGAATGTGGAGATCTTATTCCAGTACTAGATGTAGAGAAAGGAATGAAGACTGACGACAATCACAATGTTGACTGGTGCCTTAAATGGTTGGATAAAGTGGGATGTGAGACCAAAACACGCCCTGTGATTTACACAGCTCGATGGGCGTGGCAGCTTTACATTATGAAGGCTGATGAAGGCGCACAAAATGAATTGGCTTCGTATCCATTGTGGCTTGCAAGTTACAATAGTGGCGTAGAGCCAAAGCGTAAAACAGGCCTTTGGAGTAAGTGGGATATTTGGCAATGGTCAGGCAGTGGTGCAGTACCAGGCGTTAAAGGGAAGTGCGATCAAAACTGGATGGCTGGTGGCCAATTAGACAAGTTGAGGGTTCCGTGAGTTTTAAAAGAAAATTAAGAAGAGCGCAAGCAGTTAAAGGCAAAAAGAACGCAGAAAAGGCGTTAGCAGAAAAAGTAGCTCTTTTTGGTCATTTAGGCAATAAATGCTTGACTTGTGAAAAGCCTTTTGATAGACTTAATAGAGAACAGGTTATGACTTGGAATGTAGTCGTGACACAGAACAAAGAAGCGGTGCGGCTTTATTGCCCAACGTGTTGGGATAAGGCAATTAAATTAATCAAAGAAACTAAAGAAGAATTATTAAACAGACAAAAGGAGAAATAAATGCAATACTATCCGCAATCTCGTAAAGGATTTATGATCAATTATGATTTGGCTGATCAATTGAATCTTTTAGACGAATTTGTTTTATGGGAAGAAGAGTACAATGAACTTCCACTTATGGAAGTGATTGAAGAGAAGTTTGGTGTAGAGCCTGCAGGCGTACAACATTTTGAATACAGACGCGGCGGCTACGTTCAAGGACTTCAAGGTTTTGATTACGACACAACTTACGTTCTATTTGATCAAGATTCAGAGCAATTTTATCCTGAAGAGTGGGAAAGTTTAGTTAACGTTTTGGAAGATAACGATGTCAATGTTGTCCACGGCAGCTGGGCAGAGTTGGGATAAATGCTGGAAGACCAAGTAAACCGTCCAAATCACTACAACATCAATTGGAAAGGCGAACAAGCCATAGAAACGTATGAATATATTCGTTCTTGGAAAATGGATTATCCAGAAAGTAATATTATTAAATACGTAACGAGACATCCTTACAAAGGGCAATCTCTTAAAGATCTAAAGAAAGCACGTTGGTATTTAAACAAACTTATTGAAGAGGTGGAAAATGAAGCAAGCTCTAACTTATGACGATGTATTATTAGTACCACAATATTCAGATATTAAAAGCAGAAAAGAAGTTGACATTGGAAATAATCTAGATAAGCATTGGCGTTTAGAGTTGCCTATAATCTCTTCACCAATGGACACTGTGACTGAAAGCGATATGAGCATTGCAATGTATAATGCCGGCGGCCTGGGCATTATACATCGTTACAATACAATACAAGAGCAATGTGATTTGGTTCGTAAATGCACTTGGCCAGGCGCAGCAGTCGGAGTTACGGGAGACTATCTTAAGCGCGCTATTAACTTGTTTGAGGTAGGCGTTAAAGTGCTTTGTATTGACGTTGCGCACGGTCACCATGTTTTAATGAAAAATGCCATTACAGCAATCAAAGAAGAGTTGGGTGATATGGTACACATTATGGCTGGTAACGTCGCAACTCTTCAAGGTTTTAATGATTTATCAGATTGGGGCGCAGATAGTGTTAGATGTAACATTGGCGGCGGAAGCATATGTTCTACTCGAATTCAAACCGGTCATGGCTTACCAGGCCTTCAAACGATTATAGACTGCGCACAAAGCGATAGAGATACCAAAATCATTGCTGACGGAGGTATTAGGTCTAGCGGCGATATCGTTAAAGCTCTAGCAGCTGGAGCAGATTTTGTTATGCTTGGTTCTATGCTGGCTGGAACAACCGAATCGCCCGGAGAAAAAGTAGTTACTATGGCTGGTACAAAAAAGAAGTACCGTGGAATGGCCAGTAAAGATGCACAAATGGATTGGCGAGGCAAGTATAGTTCAAATGAAGGAGTAAGTACGCTGATTGACTTTAAAGGTCCGGTTGAGTTAATATTGGATGACTTGGCTAATGGTATTAAATCTGGATTGTCTTATTCAGGTTGCCGCACAATCGCTGAACTTCAATCAAAGGCACAGTTTGTGCAGCAAACAAGTGCAGGTTTAGGTGAAAGTCGTACTCATATTTTGTCAAAATGAGAAAAAGAAAAGCACCACCAGCAGACGCAAAATACATTCAGGTTCCAAGTTTGGAGAGTCTTGACGCTAATTTAAGAATTAAGCTTCGATTCGATGATATAACTAAATTTTGGTTTTTCAATGAATATATTAAGGCTTATCTGACCGATGATCCAGATTTGGCACCGTTTATTGCAAAAATAAAAGAAAGTAGCATGTTGTCGCGCAAATTTCGCTTGAAGAAGCATAAAGAAATTAAAAAGAAAGAACAAGATATAATTAATCGTTTTGGATTAAATCAAGATGAGATAGAAGACATATTTGACATAATTGAAAGGGAAGAAGGTGATGTATGAGATGTGTAGAAGTTTGTGAAAAAAGCAATAGTCCTTGTGAACAAAAAAAATGTAGAATGTGGATAGATTACGATGACGATTTGAACTGTGTTGACATAGCTGTCAAGAAAAATGGCCCGATGAGCTTGAAACAAATAGGGGCCAGATTGGGTATATCCTATGTCCGCGTCACTCAAATAGAAAAAGAAGTATTAAGGAAAATAAAAAAAACTAACTTTAGCAAAAATGATACTATTTATAGCATTGAATAAACCAAAGATGTTAGCATCTTGATATGATCATTTGAGGAGAAAGCGCATGTCTAACAAAACTTTACTAAATGAAGCCACTATTCGTCGCTTCATGAAACTCGCGGAGATCGCACCGCTAGCCAATAATTTCATTGGTGAAATGGAAGTCTATAAGGACGATGAAGATCTTCCAGGCGAGGAGCTTGCCGGCGAAGAAGAATTGGATGTTGAACTCGAAGAGCCAGTTGACGTTGAAGAGCCAGCACCAGAAATGGATGTCGAATACGAAGAGCCAGCAGAAGAAGGCGAAGTAGAGCTAACTTTAACTCCGGAACAGGCTGACGCACTCGTTACTCTTTTACAACAAGTCGAAGCAGCCCAAGACGTCGCACCAGAGCCAGAGGCACTCCCAGCACCTGATATGGGCGATGAGCTGGAAGCCGAAGAAGAGATGGATGTTGAACTGGAAGAGCCAGCTGGCGAAGAAGAGGAAGAGCTAGAAGAGCTAGAAGAGCTAGAAGAGCTAGAAGAGACTGATGTAGTTGATGATGATCAACTTGTTAACGAACTTGCCCGCCGAGTTGCTAAAAGACTATTGACAAAGAAAAATAGTTAATATATACTTTCTATAACATTAACAGTGAGGTCAATATGCAAGAACTTTTTTGGTTTTTTCTAGGCGGTGTAGTTTATTATGTCATTGATAAAACTATCTCTATTTACAAAAAAGTAAAATTTATTAACGATGTTAAGATATTTTCTTATCAATTGATCGGATACGCATATGAGCAATTGGTATTTGCTATGACTGCAAAATATATGATGCTAGAAACCAGCAGTGACTTTGATAAAGAAAAATTAAAGTCATTTCGAAATGATGATGAGGCTGTTTTTAGTAATTGGAAAAAAGAAGCAACGCTGGGTCTCAAAAACTCTCTTCCAGTAACTTACAGAGAAGCTCTTGAGCTTGAAAACTGGGATGATATTATGGGCGCATTAGACACCCATTACAAAAAAGCGCTACAAAAAACATATCTTAAGGATTGATAGTTAACTTATCATCTTTAAAGGACTAATTATATTATGGACATAAATAAATTAGTAGAAAATTACTTTGCCCCTAAAAACTTGCTAACTAAAGAAAAACTTTGGAACCTGTTTGATGAGGTGATACAAGAAAGACGGGTCTTAGGCGGCGCCGAAGAAGATCTAGATGTAAGCGAAAAAAGCCCAAATATCAACATATCCTTTCCTAAACTGCGTATCACAGAAGACTTTGGCAAACTAGGAACTCAAGATCGTGCTATGATTGAGAAATTCGCCAGAAATATTCCTGGTGAAACATTGGACGACAAACTAGCAGCGCTCAATTCTATTTTAAGAACTAAAAAAGAAGGGGCCAGCATTTCTGAAATTTTATCAACTATGGTTATATGTGAAATACTGGCTGTTATTATTACAAACTTTACTGAAAGCGCTGGCGGATTTATTTTTGAAGGCTTTCTTGCCGGATTATTTGGTGGCAAATCAGTGCAGATTGTAGACCCTGAAGATATCCCGGGTATGGAAGCTGCTGGTAAGCCCATCACAGATGTAATTTTAGGAGATAAGCACTATTCATTAAAGCTGCTTGGTGCCACGCGACCGGTAAAAGGGTCATTTAAAAATATGGTTGAGCATTTTAAAGTAATCGATCACGTTGTTTATTTAGATGCCCGCCGTGTTGACCACAATCAAGGTCTACAATTTAGCGAATTTACAATCACATTGGATAATTTTTTAGATGTATTTGTCACTCCATATCTTAAACAAGTGTGGAAGAAGAAACCTGAAGTCGCCAACAAAGCAGTTGAATTTAAAAAGCTGCTGAATAAATTAATTAAAGGCCAAAAAGCTGTTAAAGAAATCAGAACATCGGTAAAAGTCCCAGAACTAAACAATCAGCGTATTTTTACTTATTCCCCAGCACAAGAAACAGGACAACTTAACGAAATAAGATTAAGCGCTGAAGATTTAAATATGGTTATTGATAGACTTTTTAAAATGCCTAACAAAGAATTGGATCAATATGGTCCGTTTTCAGTAGTATATGCTGAAGAGAGGTTTGAAGACACCAGAGCAAACAAACTATTTGGCGCTTTCAATATAGTCGAACGATTAAAGCTGGCCATTGATGCTGGAAATAAAGAAGAGATAATTAAACTATTAGAACAGACACCTGGATATCAAAAGGAAATGCAATTTGAATTCACGCATCTGCAGGTTGCGAGAATCGGCTCATTTAGAGAGATAGGCACATTGCTTATTGGTCCTAAATATATGAACGATACTTTGGCTAATTATACTAATTTGCTAAAAGAAACAATATCACCAGTTTATGAACAGTTACAATTGTTTACAGACAATATCAATGATTACTTTTTAGGTGTTAGTGGTGAGAAGACACCAGCTGATAGAAAGCAATATGCACTAGATGCGATTGAAAATGCCGAGCAGCTGAAAGTAGCTACTGATGATGCTGTAAAAGCAATTGAAAAATAATACTTGACAAAGTTATAATACTTCCTTATAATATAGAAACAACATAGAGGTGTGAATGAAACAATATACTAATTCTCAAACCCTTCGCCAAAGTTTGGAGGAGGGCATAAGGATTGTTGCTGAAAATGTAGCATCAACTCTTGGCCCAAAAGGGCGCACAGTTATTTTACATCAAAAAGGCAAAAATCCTATCACAACAAAAGACGGTGTAACAGTTGCTAAATTTATTGATTTAGAGGACCCTTTCCAGAATACCGGCGCGCAGATTGTAAAACAAGCTGCGGAGAAAACTAATCAAGAAGCTGGCGACGGCACAACAACCACAACAGTATTGACTTATGCGATGTATCGCGAAGCACAAAAGTATTTGACTGCTGGCGCTCCTCCAGTTGAATTAAGGAAGGGAATGGAGTTGGCAATTGAACATCTTGTGGCGCAAATCGAAGATACAACTACTCCTATTAAGTCTATTGACGACGTGCAAAACATAGCGACAATTGCAGCAAATGGCGATGAGGTTATTGGTAAACTTGTCGCCAAGGCTGTTGATCTTGCTGGTAAAGATGGCTCTGTAACAATTGAAGATGCACGTTCAGTTGAAACTAGTCTAGACCTTGTAGAAGGTTTCCGCTTTGATTCTGGATATTTAGCAACAGCTTTTATCAATGATGAACAAAGAGGGTTCGTCAAATACGATAACCCAATTGTTATGGTTACAGATGAAAAAATAGAAACTGTTGAAGATATGTATCCAGCTCTTGAAATTGCTTCGCGCGAAGGAAGGCCTTTTGTTATTGTAGCTGAAAACATTGAAGGTCAAGCGCTAGCGGCGCTGATTATGAATGCTATGCGCGGGACAATGCGAGTATGCGGCATTAAAGCTCCAAAATATGGAGAAGAAAGAAGAAGCATTCTTAAGGATTTAGCTGTATCAGTTGGCGCGACTCTTGTTTCAAGAGAAATGGGAATTAAGTTACGAGATGTAAAGCTGACTCATTTTGGCGAAGTAAAAAAACTAGAAGTAACCAAGAATTTCACAACAATGGTCGGCGGAGCAGGAGATCTAGGTGAAATAGAAAAACAGATTGACAAGCTAAAGGCAATAATGCAAGATACTGATAGCTTGCACGAGTGCGAAAAGCTTCAAGAACGAATTACAAGGTTGGCTTCCGGTGTCTCTGTAATCCGAGTCGGTGGTGCCACTGAAATAGAAATGATTGAAAAACGCCACAGAATTGAAGATGCACTAGAATCAGTGCGTTCGGCACAGTTAGAGGGCATTCTCCCCGGCGGCGGCTCCTTCTTGGTGCAGCAATCTGTTGACTTGTTTGACAACGTAAAAGAGCAAACTTCAAATGAATGGCAAGAACTTGGTGTAAAAATTGTACAACAAGCAATAAAAGAGCCGTTGCGCCAAATGTGTAAAAATGCTGGAGAATCAGCTGATTTGATTCTTGATCAAGTTGCACAAGAAGAGTTGAATTACGGGTATGACTTTAAGTTAAATGTAGTGGTAAATGTGTTTGATTCTGGCATTGTAGACCCTGCTAGAGTAACAAGATGTGCTCTTCAGAATGCTGTTTCGGTAGCGGGAACCCTTATTACTTCTAACTATGCTATTGTTGAACATTAATACTAATTAATGTTATGATGCCATATTAGGCAAACAAGGAGTGTTTGATGAGCGATGGTGGAACAATAGAAGGGGCAGTAGCCTGGGCAGAAATAAATGGGAAATTTGATAGAATGATTCAATCAATAGATACAGTGAAAGAAAAACAAGAAGAAATGGCAGAAGACATTGGCAAAATTAAAGAGGCTGTTTACAATCCAGATTCTGGTCTTTATGCTAGGCTGCGTGAATTGGAGAACTGGAAAGAGACATCATCTCGACTAATTTGGATAATTATTACAACAGTAGTAACTTTAACTGTTGCGACACTATACAAATCATTGTAAAACACTTGACTTATAAAAAAATATAATATAAATTAGCTTAAAGAGGTGAAAAAATGAGAGTAACCGTATCCTATTCAGTTGAATTAGGTGAAGTACTGAAAGAGTTGCAAATGCTGTACATTCGCGAAAGAAACAAACTGCATTCAACGTTAATTCAAGCCGATAAAATCTTAAAAGAGCATTATTCGGATAAAAACTTAAGCAACGTTGCGGCATCAATCGAGGAATGTCGCACTGCCGTTAGTAATTTTGATATTAAACTTACTGAAATTAGCAATATTTTGAATGGCTACGGCACGATAAAGAGAGATTTGAAGCAAGAGCCTGTGAAACAAGCAGAAGAGAAATAGAATACAAAAGTTATGAAATATGATGTAGGAGATTTGGTTTGGATACCAGATGGAACTGAAAACTGGAAAAGTTTTCCAGGCTGGATGGAACCAGAGTTACCAATTAAAGGCCCGATATATGGTTTGGTGCTAAACTCCATTGATCTTGGCGAATATCATAATGGCAATGGTCGATGGTTGAATATACAAATAGAAACTGGATCTCGTGTGATTCACGAAAAATATTTAAAAAAAATAGAACAAAGGGAGGAAATCTATGGTTAAGTTAGTGGAAGTAGTACAAACTTTTAAGGATCAATACGCTCTTCGAGAGATATTTGTTAATCCTGCACACGTTGTATATTTACGGGAAGATTTATTAATGAAACAGCGCCTAACAGAAGGCAAACTTCCCGCAGATTTGGACACGCGCCAAAGCTTTACTAGGCTACAAGTGCGCAATGGCTCTACCGGTTCAGAATTTATTATAATTGGATCACCTTCCCTTGTTGAATCGAAGTTGAAAGGTACCGGCGCGGAGTTGCTACATGGCTAATCAACATTACACTTTATGGGTTAAAACTCATTGTCCATTTTGTATTAAGGCAAAAGACGAACTATACAGAAGAAAATTGGACCACACTGTATATGTGATGGATGACAGGCCGGATGATTTAAATACAACAAAGCAAGTGCTTAATCACCCAACTGTGCCAATTATTGTATTACAAGAGAATGATAAAGAGAAATTAATCGGAGGCTACACAGATTTGTTGATGTGGCTTACAGAACAAAGCGAGGGACAAAGTGATTGAGTGCGAACTACAGCCTATAATTTCAAGATATTACAACTCTAATGATAAGAAGCCAAGGTATGGGGTCTACCTTCAGTCAATGTATTGGGGCGTCAAGGGCTTTGGAAAGACGACGTGGGTTGTAGCTGCAAGAATCGAACTGGACTACGACAAGGCCAGAGAAGAGTGCGAAACTGATGACGAAATAGTGGCGCGATGTATTGAGTTTCTGAATACGCCTCCAAAAAGCAAATACGGAAAGCATAGAAAGCGCAAGCCGTTATATACTTTTGATCCTAAACCATACAACTACGAGGTGAAAGAAAGAAATGGTAAACAAATCATTTCTGCGAAACTAGTTGTAAGAGAGCGAAAGAACAAATACTTTTGGAGCCAAGGGCCTTCTGTGTAATGTACTCTTTTCAATTAAAGCTACTATTTATTGAGAGTATAATGTATACGGCGAGAGCAGAGGTATGCCAATGAAAGACTTAATGGAAAATTGGAAAAGATACTTAACTGAAACTTCCTTAACAAGAATCATATGTATGCATATGGATGATTATGATAACGCAATTATTTCTGCTTTTAGAAGTGCGTACTCTAGAGCTGAAAATCGAGAGCGAAATAGAAATTTAAAAGCAATATTGCTTGAACAAGGTTACGGGGTCACACGAATATTTGGCTCTTACATAGAAAACTTTCAAACTCCGCAAGCATTAGAAGTACAAGAGGAAAGCTTCGTCGTCCATAATAGACACCAAGACCCAGAATTTATAGCAAATGTCGCCGCGCTGGGCGAAGATTTTAATCAGGATTCTGTTCTCATAGTGCCTATAGGCGCCGAAGGTGCTTACTTGTTGGGCACAAATCCAGAAGGCGAGTTTCCTGAATATGGAAAGCAAATATCAGTTGGTGCTTTGAAGGCAGGTTGCGAAGCAGAGTTTATGTCGCGAGTTGGCAAAACCAAAAAGCCATTCACCTTTGCAGAAAATATGGAAACATACGAGAACCTCTCCAGAAACTCCAAATGGGCAGTTAAGAAAATTGTAGAACGAATCAAAAAAGAAAAAGCCGCCAAAAACTCTCCAAAATCATAATATCAGATAAAAATTATGAAAAAACATCACTAACTGCGAACTTTTGTTCACACCTGTATAGTTATTTATGTAACCCACCAGCTTATTGTTGTTAAATTTGGTTTACTTGTTGTTTATTTACATTTGAATGTATTATTCTATGGAGGGATGAATTTATGCTCTTATACCCAGCTCTATTCTTGTTAGCTTTTGTATATGCTAACTTATTGGAGTGGGTAATTCATAAATATCTTTTTCACGGTTTAGGCAAAAATAAGAAAAGTTTATTCTCTTCTCACTGGAACACACATCATAAACTTTGTAGAAAAAACAACAACGCAGACGCAACATACAACGAGTTCCCGCCTCATCCAGCTGTAAGGCAAGAGTTGGTTTCATTGTTTGTGTTAGTTTTGCTTCATACGCCACTTCTTTACTTTAGTCCCTTCTTCTTTGGAAGTTTAGTATACTTTACAGCTCGTTATTTCTATATTCATAGGCGATGCCACACAGATGTTGAATGGGGTAAGAGAAATTTTCCTTGGCATTATGATCATCATATGGGCAAAGATCAGGATGCTAATTGGGGAGTGACAAATCCTTTATGGGATCATATTCTAGGAACGCGCAAGCGTGATTAATAACTAATTACATCGAGGTGTGTATTAAACAATGTCTAATACCATTAAGGTTGGGGACTTGGTTATTCAACGAAATAGTATACATACGCTAGTCGGCCTCGTTTTGGATATCAAATATGGTCGAAGCACTATGCCTAAAAATGAACCTGATATGCTTTATAAATACGCCAGCGTTCATTGGTCTAATGGCCACAGAAGCACAATCAAGATTTCACTTTTAAGAAAATATTCTTGACTAATAATTATATTTTGATTAAGATATCTCTATGAAAAAGAAAATTGCAAAAAGCATTATGTATATTCCAGCAGCAATTGTATACTCTTTGTTGAAACTGGCTAATAATTATACTTAATAAATAAAAAAGAATCAGTTAATATGCTTCTGTGAACAGTAAAGGCAAGCTTTGGTTTTTATACGTTGTTCGTTGCAAAGATAACACATTTTACACTGGAATAACAACAGATATAACAAGGCGCCTGAATGAACACAACTCCAGCAAGCAGGGGGCAAAGTATACTAAAACCAGAAGACCTGTTAAGCTAGTATACTGGACCAGTTTTAAGAATCGTTCAGAGGCACAAAAAGCAGAATATAGATTTAAAAAACTAAATCGCACACAAAAGGAGAAAATCATTAATGCAATGGGATGAAGTTTCAACATTAGGTAAATTAGCAGGTTTGTTTTTTATTATTGGAAAAATACATTTCATTCCGGCAGCCGGCGCAGCTTTTGCATCATCAAGCTATGCGTTGCCCTTGATAGTCATTTATGCAACGTGTGTTGGTTTATCTATCATCCTTGCTTTAATTGATATGAAGTTTATGACAATGAATCGAATACCTTCTGAAGAAAAAGTCCGAGAGTGGATGAGGCATTATGAGAGTCGGGGATAGAATAAGAGATTGCTTGTGGAACAATACCTGTTTCGATCGAGGCAAAGGAACAATAATTGAGATTGTTCCTTTTGACGAGCCAGACCCAGATAGCGATATACAGCATTTAAATTATTATTGTGTGATTCGCTGGGACGAGCCATTAGACAGTTTTTCTGCCTGGTCTGAAGATTTACACATTAGCAAAGATTATTTGAATGATATTGAGCTGTTGGAGTACGAAGAATGAAAGTCGGTGATTTGGTAAGGCTGAAATACGCAAAATATACGGAGAAGGTTGCAATTGTGACTAAATACAATAGTTGGAGCGGAGACTGTAGAATTGTATTTGTAGATACAGGCCGGATATGGAATGCAGCCGAATCAGCATTAGTAATAATAAGCCAATGAGCTTGACTTCCATAAAAAAATATAATATTATGTAGTCAGTAAATAAAGGATTGTGAGCAGGGTAGCTGTAATATATTGATTAAAATTGATCTTCAATGGTTCTGATGAAGAAGGTACAACCAAATTAAAACGAACCTAGCCTGTTCTCTAGGTAAAAAACAAAAAGAGAGCTACCCTGCATTTTTTATATGAACGAAGATACTGATTGGGGCCAATTTAATATCGGAGATTTAGTATTAGTAGGCCCAAAAGATGGTCTTGCTAGTGATGGTTTTATCTTTAAAGTCAATCCACTATACCAATCTGGCAGTCTCATAGCGATTATTGTTGGCAAAAGAAAAGCCAATCCAAAAAGTCATTGTGATTTCTTTTATAAGGTTCATTTTTGTGATGAAGATTGCCCAGACGATAGGTGGGTATTTGCTGATGAAATCACACTGATACAATAATTCTCTTGACTGTTCAAATAATATATAATAGAATAGAGTTAGACAAATCAAAGGAGTTATACAAATGAATGCCGGTGACGTTTTGATGAAGAAATGGTGTTTTGGTACTGGCCGCGCGAAAGCTCGTGAAGAAGCAGTTCAAGGTGCCAATGGCGAACTGAAGACTTACGTGACCTATCCCAAATACCGCACTATCGTCTTTAAAGTCGACTCGGTTTCAAAGAGCGAAGAGACTTTGACGGTGAAAGGCAAGCAGTATGCTTCTCTAAAAGCACCAGGAAAGGCTACGACGCTCAAACTCATTGAAAGGAATGGATGTTTTTATCCGATTGGACAGAAGCGACCGTTCCTGAAGGTGCAAAACCCTGATATTCCAATCACTTCTGGACTTCCTCCGGTTGGAAGCTTGATTTCGGTTAACAAGAAGCACGCCATCGTCACAGAAGTCGGCCGAAATTCTTTGAAGGTCTGGGTCAACAACGCTTTCAAAACCATCACTTGTAAGCCTGGAACTATCAAGTGGTTCAGCGACAAAGTCCTTTTGAGCGCGATGAAAAAAGCTTGACAACCAAAAAACAATAAAGTAGAATATGGGTATGAAGGTTGGAGATTTAATTCAGTTTGATTATATCAACGCTCATTGTCGCGAGATTAACAAAAAGATGGGCATTTTTTTAGGTGAACGTCCTTTAAAGCGCGCTGATGGGACTTTGATTGAAAACTTCGAAATTATGCTGTTTGGAGAAGACATACCGCGATTGTGCGATAAAGGTCTGAAACGTTGGCTACAAGTGGTGGAAGAATGAAAGTAGGCGATCTGGTTCAATTGAGAGCACATTATAAAGATCGCGATCGTTGGGCTATAATCTCGGAAGATTGGGGTTATAGTAGCTTTTGTAAAATTGTCTTTGTTGATACGAACGAGACAGCTGAAATTGTAAAAGCAGCTTTGATTGTATACAGCTGTAAGGACGAAGAATGAATTTATGCGCCCGTAGCTCAGTAGGTTAGAGCACCACTCTTATAAGGTGGATGTCCTTGGTTCAAGTCCAAGCGGGCGTACTGAAAAGGAAAAGAAATGAAAAAAAGAATTCACGTCAATCAACATATAATTCGGCGCAACGGCAAAACTGGTGAAAGAGAACCAGTTATCACGGTTAAGACATACAAATCAAACGATTATTGTTACGAAGCGTTGATTGATGGACCTTGTAAGGTCATATATTCACCAGATAAGCCACTATCGTGCGGCGCAAAAGTTTGGATAGAAACTGAATCAGAAGTTATTTGTGTGCCGGGGAAAGAGGAATAAAATGGAGCTAATAAGTATCAAAAGGTTGACATCTAGCGCCAATTGGAGTAATATATATCCATGAACTTAGGTTACGCATGTATCAATACACATTTCTCCTCTCTGCCCAAGTCGCAGAGAGTTACTACTAACCGTTCTATGATTCGACGCACGTTCGACCAACGCGGCATTGCTTATGCTTCCGAACTTGCGCTCCAAAATATCAAAGACCTTTACACAATCCTACAATGGAACGAAGACAACGACATCAAGTTTTTTCGTTTGTCTTCCGAGTTCTTTCCTTGGGCATCTGAGTATGACTTCGAGCAACTACCTCACTACAAAAGTATCCAATATTGGGCAAAAAAGTGTGGTGATTACGCGCGCCTTCACGGTCATCGACTAACCAGTCATCCCGGTCCATTCAACAAGCTTACAAGTCCAAACGAACGTGTTGTTCGAAATACAATCAAGGACTTAGAAATACATGGTAGGTTTTTTGATTTGTTGGGCTTGCCCCGTTCACCATATGCCAAACTTAACATTCACGTTGGCGCGCACTACAACGACAAACAGATGGCGTTGTCTAACTTCTGTCGCAACTTCGAGCGGCTATCTGACGGTGTGCGCTCTCGTTTAACTGTGGAGAACGACGACAAGGCATCCTTATACAGCACCAAAGAATTGTATGATGAGGTCTACCAACGCATCGGCATTCCTATTGTCCACGATGTTCACCATCACAAGTTTTGTACTGGTGGTATCGACGACGAAGAAGCAATGCTTACTGCCGCTATGACTTGGGGTGACGTCAAGCCTGTCATTCACTACTCTCAGTCCCGTGCTATCGAGCACAATGATCCCAAGATTCGGGGCAATGCGCATTCGGATTCTTATTGGGAACCTGTGGATACTTATGGACTTGATCTTGACGTTATGCTAGAATGTAAACACAAAGAACTTGGCTTGTTCAAAATGCGTGAGCTTTTATCTTGACAAATAAAAAAGAATAAGATAGAATATAGAAAATATGCTCCCGTAGCTCAGTTGGTCAGAGCAAGCGGCTCATAACCGCCAGGTCGTAGGTTCAAGTCCTACCGGGGGTACTAAAAACTCTTGACAAGTAAATAAAAGCAATTTAAGATACATAAATAACCAAAACAAAGGAACAAAAGATTATGACACCAGAACGCGAATATCTTAATTGTTATAAGCGAATGGCAGAGATTTGCGAAGAGCAAGGATGGGGAGATCCATTTAGCTATGCTCGCTCAAAAGAAATCTATGCAGCAATTAAGCTAGGCCACAAAATTGCCGATACTTATAGCGGAGCAGATGCCTTTTGTCAACAAGGAACACCACTAGAATATAAATCAACCATTCAGGATAAGGTGCAAGGCAGTTATACTGGCATCTCTGTGCAAGATACCTGGAAAGAACAGGAGAAGTACCTGAAGGAAGAAAAAATCCTTCCATACGAGCATTTTTACAACAGATTTAAAAATGGAAAACTGGTTGAATCTTGGAGTATGTCTGGAGAGAAAGTTTTGCAAATTCTTCTTCCTAAACTAAAGAAAGCATATCCAAGCGTGCTTAAGAAAAAGGACCCTCGTTTGAGTGCTAATGTTACTTGGGCAGAGATTCAAAAACACGGAAAAAAGGTGATTTAAGTTTTAGCTTAAATTGTAGTACAATAATCATAAACTGTAGGAGGAGCTTCCTTTTGTTTAACATAAAATTATCTGATGGTCTGTCTTTTCTAGAAAACATTCCAGACAATTCCGTTGATTTAGTATTAACTGATCCGCCCTACATCACATCCAGAGAAACTGGTATGGATAAATGGGTGGATCACGTCAATAAGCAAGATGGCGAGAATGCCCAAAATGTAAAAACAGAACAAGAGTGGTTAAATTATAAAACAAGCGAAGAATGGTCGGCCTGGATGGATAGCGGCAATGTTGCTCAAGAAAAAAGGGAAAAGAAGCTAAAAGGATTAAGAAATAATTTTTTAAAGTATGGAAGCATTTATGGCAAAAGGTATGCAGTGAGAACCAATTATGGCGAATGGGACTCCAAGTTTACAATGGAAAAGCTGAATTTATTTATTAAGCACTTTTATCGTGTTCTTCGTCCTGGCGGAACTTGTATTGTTTTTTTTGATATTTGGAAATTGTCTTACCTGAAAGAACAACTTGAAGGTGCAAAGTTTAAACAATTGAGATTCATTGAGTGGATAAAGACAAATCCGCAGCCTTTGAATAGCAGCATAAACTATCTTACCAATTGCAGAGAGATTGCACTTCTTGGTGTAAAAAAGGGAAGCCCAACTTTTAATAGTAAATATGATAATGCCATTTATGAATATCCGATTCAAGGTGGCAAAGACAGGTTTCATCCAACGCAAAAGAGTCTGCCTTTGTTTGAGGAATTAGTCAAAAAACATTCAAATGAGGGAGACACCGTGTTGGATTGTTTTTTAGGATCGGGGACTACCGCTGTTGCCGCCTTGAATTCAAATAGAAAATTTACTGGATGTGAACTGGACAAAGAATATTACACGAAAAGCTTGGAGAGAATAAATAAACACATACGAGAAGATAAAACACTTGACATTTAAATAAAGTTTATTATAATATAGATATCTTCATCATTGCCTTTTGGAATGGTGGAGATTTTACTTGCTTATTATAAGGAGAAAATACTATGAGCACAACACTTACAACTTATCGCCCAGGTCTGTTGGGCAGTCGCGTCTTTGATGACGTATTCGATTCATTCTTTGTTGATTTTCCGAGACATCTGAAACAATCAACACAAGGCTACCCAGTCGCTGATATTTATCGGGACGATAATGGAAACACTGTGATGGAATTTGCTTTGGCTGGATTTAACAAAGAGCAACTCTCAATCGACATTCGACCAGATAAAAGAAGTATCACGGTTTCTGCCAATACGGATGTTGATGAGGATAGCAATGGCTTCAGAAGGATTGCGCGTCGAAATTTCACTAAAACTTACGTAAATTACGACAACAATCTTGACCTTTCGGAGGCAAAAGCATCCTTTGAAAATGGGCTGCTGACTGTGGTGGTACCTCCTCGCGCTGAACTACAGCCCGTTAAGATCGCCATTTCCTAAATGATTTGGGGCGGCTCCATCGCCGCCCCTTTTTTCTTGACTTCCTAAAAAACTTAAATTAGAATACACTCATGAATAGAAAAGCTCCCAAAGTTGGCGATCTTGTATCGTGGAACGATGACCTCGCTTTGGTGATAGGTACGAGAGGCCTTGTAGTAAACCTTTGCTTTCTCAACGAGGACCACCCATTCAACGGGCGCACACTCGGCTCGTGGTTTAGCCGGGGCGCTGTTAAAATAATTTCGAGGGCCAGATGAAAGTAGGCGACTTGGTGATGATCAAAGATAACGGAGTACTGGAAGGCCAATTGGCACTTGTCGTTCGTGAGGTGTCCAATAATTTGAGGCTTTCGAAACGATATAACATATCAGCAGTTGGGTCTTGGTATTGGCCTCCAAATTTGCCTTTCTTTCAACATCAACTAGAGATCATCAATGAAAGTAGGTGATCTGGTTCGTTGCCCCGGCCTCACCGTCGACGTGGTGCCCTGGTTCGGTGTAGTCATCGATGTCCTGCAAGAAGTTGATGAGTTTGGCTTTGTGAAGGATCCAAATGACTGGGCTTACATAGTGTTGACGACACACCAGCCGGCTTTACGCCGCAAAGTATTCGAGTGCGAAGTGGAAAAGGTTTCCTAATGACTAAATACCTACGTTATGATGGAGGTTGGCGACCTAGTAAAATGGCCCCTTTTTTTTGGAGAAGGGTGGGACTACGGGATCATTACCGACATCATACACGAGAAAATGCCTGATGGCGAAGCAGTGTATGTACATTGGGTAAAATTTCCTCAAAATAACAGTTATATTTCACCTCATTGGCTTCTTGATGCCGCAGGCAAGGATATGGACCTAGAAAACTTTAACAAGCTTCTTGACATCAAAAAAGACTTAAATTAAAATAGAATTATGAAGGTTGGGGATTTAGTTAAATACAGAACCAATGCGGACTATTTCGGGCCCGAGGTGTATGGTATTATCACTCATTATAAAGAAAAGCCACACACACTAACCATTTTATGGAGTCTAGACGGGGGCTTCTTCACGCAGAGACGCCAGAAATCCGACAGGATAGAGGTTGTTAGTGAGTAATTTAAACTAGTTATTATATATGCCGAATTATCCACCTACAGTAATTGAACAAACAAATCACGGCGAACGTGCTTACGATATATACTCACGTTTATTGATGGAAAGAATTATATTTCTTGGAACTCCAATTAACGATAGTATAGCAAATTCGATTATAGCACAACTTTTATTTCTTGACCAAGATTCAGATGACGATATTTTATTATATATTAATTCTCCAGGCGGTATCGTTACAGCTGGTTTAGGAATATTAGATACGATGGACCACGTTAAGTCTGATATATCAACTATTTGTATCGGGCAGGCAGCTTCAATGGGCGCTTTGCTTTTGTGTTCAGGAGAAAAGGGAAAACGAATGATTCTTCCAAATGCGCGAGTGCTTATACATCAACCTCTCGGTGGCGCTAGTGGTCAAGCTAGCGATATTGAAATCCAAGCACACGAAATCGTGCGATTGAAAAACCGATTAAATAAAATAATGGCTGCAGCTACAGGAAAAACAGAAGAGCAAATCAGGATAGACACAGACCGCGACAACATTATGAATGCTGAAGAAGCATTGGCCTACGGATTAGTCGATAAAATACTTTACAAATAAATAAAACAAAATTAGAATAGGGATATGAAAGTCGGTGATTTAGTAAAGATCAAACGAGCTGGGATTGGAGTGCCAAAAGATACACTTGGCCTGATTATTCGCTGCTCGCCAACTTCGACGTTGACGGCCGACGGTACGCGCTTGATCAGCCTCTTCGAAGTTCAAATTTGCGATTCACACAGAATCGTGAGACGGATCGACCGGGACCTGGAAGTCGTCAATAGAGGGTCAGAATCTTTTTGTTCGAACTAATTAAATACTTATTCAAAGGGGAGAATAAATGTTTTATACTATAACCTGTACAGCACTAGTAGTCGTAGCTTTTGTAATACGGCTATCGATCAAACGAGAAGAACTTCACAACCGCCTTCTACAAAATCTTGATAATCCTGTTGACAATCAAAAAAACTTAAATTAGAATATTCACAGAACGATCGAGGGAGACGAAGTGAGCAAACGACAGCTTTATAAGATTATTCGTTTTTACGCAGCGCAGTGGAGATCTCCTGATATTATCAAAAGAAATCTCACTCTCGATGAGGCACAGGCGCATTGTCGCGACCCTTTGACTATGAAAGAGGGTCAGTGGTTCGATGGCTATGCCGCACAATAAAATGAAAGTCGGTGATTTAGTCAAAAAACGAAGCAATTACAATATCATCGGAGTGGTGGTGAAAGTTGAAGGCAGTTATTGTCGCGTAAACTTTGGAGATTACGGCACTTTCTGGCAATCTCCATCACGGATCGCGCTTTTGAGCTAATGAAAAGATGCCCCTATAGTCTAGTGGAAAGGCAACGGTCTTCTAAACCGTCATACGCTGGTTCGAATCCAGCTAGGGGTACTATATATAACTTGACAAAGAAAAAAAGATAAAATAGAATATAATAATGATCGTTGGAGACCTGGTAAAGATTGTTCAGGCGGGCCTGATCGGAGTGATAATAAAAACCGAGATGTCTTGTGAACTCAAGCTATATTGGGTCAAACTATGCGGCAAACATATGGGACTTTATCCTTTTTCAATCAATCAATTGGAGAAAATATAAATGGATTATGTAGACTACAAAGTTCGAACTCATCTCACTCAAAGCCTTGAAGGTCAACATCCTTGCGACGATTGGGATGCCCTTAATCGAAGCCTGCTCGATCTTTACGACAACAAGAGGCTCAACGTGCGATGGAACGAGAAGAACGAGCCCGCCTTTTCCCTGAAAAAGACCACCTAGCTTCCCTGAAATTTCTTTCTTGACTTCCAAAAAAACATAAATTAGAATAGTGATAGAACCATCAAAGGAGAAAAAATGATTCCACAAATTCTTGTTCTTATTCTTTTGTCCCTGAATGTCGGGGCAGCCATCGTCGGCCACGGTCAGGAGATGAGGCGAAACGCATTTCTCACCGGCTTTGACGCTGCAGCTACGCTCGGACTGCTGTATTGGGGCGGCTTTTTCTAATAACCATTCTTCCACAATTTTCTTGACAACGAAAAAAAGATAAATTAAAATATAATCATGAAAGTTGGCGACTTATTGAGTAAAAGGTCAACGGGCGACGTATGCATTCTTGTTGAGTTTGCGCTGCCCAAATTTGGAACGGAGTGGATCAAGGTGATGCGCGATGGCGAAATTTACAAGAAGTGGGTATTGGCCTCCAAATACGAGGTGATAGAACTTTATCCTTGACAAATAAAAAAAAGAAAACTAGAATGGTATCAGGATAGTCGAGGAGGGAAAGAAAAATAAAATGTCTTACAACGGAACGGTCTATTGCGGTTGGTGTGGACACAGAGGGCACAATCGGGCCGGGTGCCAGGAGCGAAAACAGTTCATTAAGGATAACCCCGAGTCGTCGGCGGCAAGAGCAGAAGCGCACAAGGTTCAACGACGTAAGAACCGGCCACGTGCGTGTTCGTATTGTCGTGCTGCCGGTCATACTCGGCGCACGTGTTCTGTGATTAAAGAAGATCGCGCGCTATTGGCCAAAAAACTGACTAAATCGCGAGCATCAATGCTGGCCATGGCTGCGCATAAAGGGTTTGGTCTTGGGGCACTCGTTAATGTGGCTATAGGCTGGAATGGTCCGGAGCCAGCGCTTGTAAGATCGATCAATTGGACCTTCTGCGATGAACCCTTTTTCACTGTTAACTTGGAATGGGTCAGGGATTCAATCAATCGAGTTCGAAGTATTGATATCCGTCGATTGGGCACGCCCGACGAATTAGGTGACCACAAGGTACTTTCGAAAAGCGCTTCGCTGAATGCGCCTGAAAACTGGAAAAACGGTACGCTGTATCGCGAAGATGAATATTTTCCGAAAGGTGAATCACGCCGGTCGTGGCTCTTTCATGATGTTTAATCCTTGACTTCCAAAAAAGAATAAAATAAAATAGCTATAGAACGATTGGGGAAGGGAAAAAACGATGGAATCAGATGAGACCCGGCAACGCATCGAGAAAATCAGTAAAAAAAGTGACTGCCTCTCGCAATGGGAACAAGGCTACATCGAGTCGATTTCCGAGCAGATTGCTCGCGGTCGTCGTCTTTCGCATCGTCAGATAGAGATTGTTGAGCGCATCGAAAAAAAGGTGATGAATGCTGCTCCAGCTGACCCCAACTGGGAAGCCAACTGGGATGAAGCCAAGGCTTGGGCGTGGAAAACTGCCTGCAATTATTACGATAACAGTACTCCACGCTACTACGGTTTCATCATCGACCAGGCAAAAGCCAATCCGGATATGATCCCAAGTGAGCGGAATTACAAGAAGATTGTTGAGAACAAGTACGCTCAACGTGTGATTAACGCTCTTCGCGAAGATCCCAAATATTCGGGCGGTGATGCGGTCCAGCTTCGACCAGGCGCTCGCAAGGCGATGAGCCACAGGCAGTACGAAGGGCTCAAAGATATTCCGCTGTTTGTGGTCGAAGCTACCAGCCGTGTGAATACTGCCTGCGCAGGTTGCCGGATTTACAGGCTTTTGCCTTCCGTTACGATGGAAGTTATTGAAATTGAAGAACGTTACATCAAGAAGTTCAAGGCTCCGAAAAAAAAGGCAACAAAATCAAAGACTAGCCGGCTCATCAAGGAAATTTCACTTTGAACTTGACAAAGAAAAAAATATAAATGAGAATACTTGTAGAACGACTGGGGAAGACGAAATGCAAGTCGGTGATTTGGTTAAATGCGCTCCCACGCTGCCAGATGGACGCGAGCTGGCGGTTAATCTCCGGTCGATGATGGGTCTCGTAGTCTACGTGAACGAGAATCCGCCTGCAGGCCTGGACCCTTTGCCGTATAGGGTGCATTGGATTAATCCACCCGATGGACATCCGGCAATTCAGAGCCTCAAGGGCAAAATGTTGAGGCTCGCCAATAAAAGTGCTTGACAAAGAAAAAAATATAAATGAGAATGGTATCATGATGAACGAAAAAACGACATTCAACCTTGATCACCACATCATCAAGCTGCTTGAGCGCGAGCCTTTCTTCGCTGCCCTCTCGCGCAGGATTAATAAGGCACCGAGCAAGCTCATTCCGACTGCAGGCGTCCGAGTTAATCCTCAAAGCCTTCAATTCGAAATGCTCTACAATCCTGAATTCTTTGCGAAATTGACGAACGAAGAGCGTCTCGCCGTACTGATGCACGAGTTCTATCACTTGATTTTCGAGCACGTAACTGGTCGAAAGCCAAAGGATATCAATCCGCGCGTCTGGAATTTCGCAACCGATCTCGCCATCAATAGCCATTTGGAGAATCTGCCGGAAGGCTGCTTGATGCCTGGTGTCGGTCATTTTGCCGATTTTCCGAAAGGCTTGAGTGCGGAGCAGTACCTTGCACTGCTTCTCAAGAAGATGAAGGAGCAGGAAAAAGACAAAGGCGAGGGCGGTGGCGAAGGCCAGCAAGGCCTGGCTGAAGATGGCTTGCCCAAAGAGGGGCAGTTCGATTCGCATGATGAATGGACCGATGGCGAAGGTGGAGACCAAGACGGTGAAATTGCTGGTGAGCGCATCAAGGACTTCGTCAAAAAGGCAGCAGAAGAGGCTCTGAAGCAGGGCTCATCTGGTTGGGGCTCGGTGCCGGCCAGTATGCGAAAGGACATCATGGCTCGGCTAGAGAGCAAGGTGGACTGGAAAAAGGTGCTGCGCTACTTCATCAAGACCAGTCGCCGTTCCGATAGTCGAAGCACGCCGAGAAAGGTTAACAAGCGATATCGGTACATCCATCCAGGCAAGAAGGTCAACAGGCACGCGAATATTGCGGTATCCATCGACCAATCCGGCTCTGTGAGCGATGCGATGTTGGTGGCTTTCTTCAGCGAACTGAACAAGCTTTCGGACCTGGCCAGCTTCACGGTTGTACCTTTCGACACGCGAGTCGATGAAAGCCTGGTCTTCGAATGGAAGAAAGGTCAGAAGGTCAAGAAAGAGCGGGTGATGCACGGTGGTACCGACTTCAATGCTCCAACTAAGTACGTGAACGAGAAAGGCTTCGACGGTCACATCGTTCTTACTGATATGGCTGCACCCAAGCCCGTCGCGTCCAAGTGCCAGCGAATGTGGATGACGACCAAAGATTGCTTGCGTTACCAGTACTTCCAAACCAACGAGCGAATTCTCGCAATTGATGCTTGACAGGTAAAAAAGAATTAATTAGAATAGGTACACGATGAAGATTGGAGAAAACATTTTGATTGCCCCTGCTTCCGACGCGCGCCGACGAACGAAGAATCGCTTGCGTGAACACGGCCCGAGCTTCAAGGTCCGCGCCGTCAAAAAGTCGGTGCAGTGCTTCAATGGAGCAGCAGGGGTCTTCCTTGACGCACCAGACGGTTGGTTCGGCTGGCTGCGCCTTGATGAAATAGTTGTTGACAAATAAAAAAGAATAAACGATAATATTCATAGAACGATCGAAACAGGAGAATACAAAACATGGCGATCGACTTTAAAACCTTTCTGAAAGCGGTGCCTTATGTTATTCACTCGCGCAAGCCCATTATGCTTCGCGGGCGACACGGTATCGGCAAGAGTGAGTTGGCCTATCAAATCGCCAGTTCGCTCGGCCTGCCGGTTGTAGAGCGCCGTGTCAGTCAAATGACCGAGGGCGATCTTCTGGGTATGCCTTCGCCTGAATCGGTCGAAGTGAATGGCCATATGGCATCCAATTTCCGGCCTTTCGCCTGGTTCCTTCGCTCTTGTACGGAGGCTACCGTCTTGTTCTTGGACGAGTGCGACCGAGCGACGCACGAGGTGGGGCAGTCCATCATGGAATTGACCGACTCGCGCAAGCTTGCGGGTTGGACGCTCCACCCGGATACCGTGATCGTCGCAGCGATTAACGGCGGCGAGCACGGCTCTCAATATCAAGTGAGCGAGATGGACCCGGCGCAGCTGGACCGCTTTGTGGTCTTTGATGTCGAGCCGTCCGTCGAAGACTGGCTGGAATGGGGCAATGAAGCTTCCGACGCGCAGACTAGCGGTGAACTGGAAAGTGACGGCTGGGCTCTGGTTCGCTCCAAGGCCGAATGGAAGGCTGGAAAGGGAATCAACAGCATCGTTTGGGACTTCATCAATCAAAACCGGGCTCACTTGGAGCATTCGGATGATTATGAGCCGAACAAGGTCTATCCGAGCCGCCGCAGCTGGAAGCGGCTCAACGATTGCCTGCTTAACGGGTCGCTGCTGGAAGAAAACGCGGACCAGACCGTCTTCTTCACGCTATCGCAGGCCCACTGCGGCCTGGAAGCGGCGGTGGCCTTCCTTGATTTTTTCAAGGCTTATGACCGACAGGTGACGTGGGAGCAGGTTGTGAACGAGGGACAGGTCGAGAAGACCAAGAACTTCGACATCAACGAACATGCCGCAATGGTTGAGAAAATCGACGCTGCGGGTGCCTTGTCGGAGGACTTGTCCGCTGTCCAGCTGGATAACTTGGCGGAATACTTCAAGATTCTGCCGGCTGAAATCGCGATGAAGCTCTGGTCTGCCGTTGGAAAGCACACTGCGACCAGTCGCGAGAACATTGTTGGTTTCCACGCTCGCGTTCGCGAGGCTATCATTCCGCTGTTGGGAGGCACCGAGGAGTAGAATTCGTGAGAGGGGAAAGGGGTCCAGGGCTTTTCGCTTTGGGCCCCGCTTTTCTCTTGACAAAGAAAAAAAAATAAATGAGAATATACAAGTAACGTCGAGAAAGGGACTCGGACAGGATGAAAGTAGCCACGCCTTTGGAAAATGCACTTGTCGTTCGCGATGCGCTGACGCTGCCTGACGGAGTCGGGGTCGTTATGATCGACTGCTATGACTACGTCGAATACAAGCGGACTCCGTCTGGAATCGTATATGATGGCAAGGTCTACGGCCGAACGGGATGGAACAGCGACAAGCACGTTGTTTACTACCGAACTGACGCCAAGCCTGCTTTCGGACTTGACAGGTAAAAAGAATTAAATTAGAATACTCAAGTAACGTCAAGAAAGCGAGCGCTCAAAAATGACCAAAAAGATGACCAAAGTTCAAGCCGAAAAGATTTTCAAAGTTTACGTTCTGCCCTTTCTCAATAACCAGAACGACTCCGGAGCGCGCCGACAAGCTTGGGCCTTCTTTGTCGACGGTCTTGAGCGAGATGGCAGCATCTCCCAGTCGCAGGCAATGCGCTGGTCGACTCCTTCGTATTGTTAAATAAAAACTTCTTGACAGCCAAAAAAGAATAAATTAGAATACCAATAGACGTTCAGAGGAGAACAAAAAATGACCGAATCAGATATCTTGACCTGCCTCGCAGCCCAAACATTCGCAGCCGAGAGCAGAGGCGATGAGACCGAGGCAGCCGTCGCAGCTGCGCTATTCGAGATGTACGACCACGGCTTGGTTAACGTTGGGTCCTATGACGAGAATGGAGAGCCCCTCTTCGTTTTGAGCGAATTCGGGACCGACGAGGACTGGCAAGAGGCTTTCGAGGACTTCATGATTAAGGAGGGTTGCTAGCATGACACGTAAAGACTTCAAAATCGTGGCCCAGATTCTGGCCGAGATCAGCGACCCGTGGGCCCGCTCGCAAGCCATCAATCAAGCTTGCTTTCGACTGGGGCAGGCCTTCCCACGTTTTGACGCATCGCGCTTCCAAAAGTTCGTTCGGGATATGGAGAAAAGCGAGGGTCCCGCCTAATTAGAGCCGAGAGGCGAGGCGAGATGATAGAAGAAAGCGCCCAGCGCGTAACAAGGAAACGAGAGGGAGGAATTATAAGTGTTTTCCAGTATTTACCAAATCAATCGCGCCACCCGGCAAGAGCTTATCGAATACCTCGAAAGCTGGGGTACCGCGTGCTACGACGACGAGCCCACCTCGCTGCTGCGCGAAGCAGCTATCGATACCTTCCGCACTGAAGGCTGTTAACTTTCTTTTCCCTTCGCGACGAATTTTCTTGACAAAAGAAAAGAAAAAAGCGATAATACCTATAGACGGTTGAGAAAAGGAAACAAAAAACTCATGACCCATCCCTTCATTTGCTTCCCAGCTCCCAGCGACAAGGTTGTTGAGCTTGCCAAGCTCGACAGCAACATTCCTGCTGCCAAGGTCTATCGCGCCGAGACTACTGCAACGTTGCTCGATGGTACCGTTGTTCGTCCATCTCTTCGCCTGGCCTACAATGTGGTTCGATGCTTGAAGCTAGGCATGCCTCCCCTTCTCGTTTCCGTCGAAGAAGGCTTTTACGTTCTCGACTCGCATTACAATGAGGCTCGCGATTATCCGTAAAAGACGCACAACTTTCTTTTCAACGATATTAAAGACTTACAGCAAGTACCCGATATCATTGAAAAGAAAGTTCTCGACAAAAGAAAAGAATCATGAGATAATGGTGTTCAGGAAGTCAAAAAAGCCTTTGAGGCAGGAGAAAAAAACAATGTTCGAGAATTTCATGCTTGCAGTCACCGTCGCCACAGACCTCAACCTTGACAGCATCGACCTTCCGGCCGATACGCTCGACACCAAGATTCTCAAACAGTCCGAGCCCGGCGCACCTGTTCGCGAGCACGTGTCGACGGAAGAAGAAGAAGATGCGCGAATGGCTGAAATCGACGCCATCAACGCCTTCATCGCCAAGCACGGCGTTAAGAAGCCTGTGGCCGAGGATTTTACTCCCAAATCGCAGGCCTGGCGGTCCAAAAAGTCCGCAGAAAAGTTTTCCAAGAAAACGAAGACCAGCTCCAGCAACGAAGGTCGTGGACGTCCGCGTACTACTTTCGTCAAAGACCTGGCCTTCATCGTTCTGGAAGACGGCAACTTCAAGCGCGCTGGTCGTGGTCGAGCCAAGAAAGGCCAAGTGCGCGAAGTCTTCAGCATCCATCACACTAACGTCGACAAGGCCGGCGAAGGCGTACATACTCGTTCTGCTCTGGTCGCAATGGGCAAGGAGGTCAAGTCTAGCTAATGTTAGAACACGCTGACTGGGAAGCCATCGCGCACGTAATTGGCTGGGCTATGTGCGCGATACTTCTTGGCTTTCATCTCGATAGAACAAATACCGGCGAGACCACAACAAATAAAAAGGTAAAAACACAATGAGCAGCTATGAAAACGTCGTATACGAACTCGAAGAGAATGGTTACGAGAGCGCTTGTGAAATTGGAGCCCGAACCTATCGTAAACTCGAAACCCGCGCTGGTCACATCGCTACACGAATCTACGAACTTCAAATGCTCCAGCTTGAACTCGACAAAGAAAGCGAGAGTGTCTATGCGCTCCTGGCCAAATTGGCCTTGACCGAGTCCGAGTCTGTTTGTTCCGAGAAGCTTGGAACCAAGGCCGAGTGCTTCGACTACTACTTTGGTGAAGAGCCTCACAGTAGTTATCGCGAGACCACAACAAACAAAAAGGTTAAATCACGATGAACCAAAACAGAAGACAACCCTTTAAAGTCGAGTATTCCTTTCAGCATAACACGGCACCCGCTCATCGTTC